GCGAAGGCTCTGCGAGACCGCTAGGATGGTTGTGTGCAAATATCACGGCGGATGCGTTCGTTTTTAGCGCGGCTTTTACCACCTCGCGGGGGGTAAACGGACGCTTGTGAGATTGTTCCAAAAAACATCTCTTCGTAGGAAATCAGTCGGTTTTGTGTGTCCAGAAACATGCAAGCGAACACCTCGCGCTCAAGTAGCGCCATCTTCAACGACAGGTAGGATTTGACCGCTTTCGGGTCGCTCAGCGTCGGGCCCACGACCAGTCTGTTAAAGATGATGCCAAGCGCCTTGTTTACCGTGTCGTTATCCATTTCTTCTTGTGTTTGTTTTGTCACGCTGTATGCGGCGAGCTCTTCGGACTTGATTGCCAGTGTGTTGGTTTTGTTTTTCATTTTTCGCTTTCATTGTGTTGTTTTGATGGTTGAATTATAGAAACAGCTTTATGGCTTCACAACTGACTTATGTGGACTCTCGTCTATTCGCCAACTAGCCTCCGCACAGCCACCGTCTCCACGCGAAACTTCTCGTCACCTACAAGAAACGGTCTGCCGTTTAGAATCTCTAACGCCTCGTCTCGACTGGCGATTGCCATTTTTGCGACTTTCCCTCGCTCCACGTAGTCCGTCGTAACGTGAATTGACACAGCCACGACAGCGATAAGCAAACAGATTGAGGCAATAAGCAAACAGATTGAGGCAATAAGCTTTGCGACCTTCCTTGTGGTCACTTGGTGGCGAACTCTCCATGTAGCGATGTTATAAATAAGCATGTCCGCTCCTTAGTCTTTAAACACAGGCGTTGCGCCGATTACGTTGAAAATCAGGTGGTGCTTAATCATGCAGACGTTTTCCGACAAACTGCCTGACTTGAACGCTTGGCGAAAGGCGTGGTAGTGTCGGTCGAAGAACGAGAGTGGCGTGTTATTTAGGTGCTCATCTTCGTTAAATAACTTGACCCATTCTTCTTTCGTCTTTCCGTAAGAGACATTTGCGTTTACCAAGCCATACGCGCTGCAAAGTTCCGCAAACTTGTCGTAGTGTTGGCGCGTTGTTTTCTTTGTTGTCATGATGTTCTGCCTTCTCTTGTTGTTGTTCGATGGTTGAATTATGAAAGTAAAAGCGTGGCTAATTATAGTCATTTGTGACTTATCCTGACAATATGCCTAGTTTGATTAACAGATTGGCTTCGCGTTGGTAATTTGACCTATATCGAGGTATCGCTGACACGCTGCCGGTCGAAGGCCAGTGTGTTTAAAGTGGTCGCTTTTGCCGCCAGTGTGGTAAAACTTAGCAGATCAGAGAAGATAAGCCCATGGCGAGCTCTTGAGAAAAAAGACGGGGCCGAAGCCCCGTTAAAAACAACACAACTACAACAACATCCTGTATTTTACACTACCAAGCGTCTCCAGCGACACTTGCTGGCTGGTGTGGCGCTATCGGTGTGGCGACCATCTTTGGCGTAGCTCGCTCAACCGGCACAACTTTCAGTAGCGACATTCCAACGCGCTGTCTGCGACCTGACACAGGCGAAATCTCTTCGACATTACACGTCTTGGAATTCACCTTCTTTATTCTCACCGTGTAGCCAATTCCGTCATAATCAAAAGTCGCTGTTCTGCCAACTGCCGGCCTTGTGTCGAGTCGCGCAGCCAGTAATGTTTCAATGTGCGCCTTCATTTTGTTCAGCGTTTCAGTTCCAAGTGAATTCAGTTTTGATAAATCCATTTTCTCATCCTCTCAAGTGACTTGTTTCAAAAATTGACGCTCTCCAAGTCTTCTCTCGCGACTGCGCTTGAGTCTTGTCCGAAAGAACGTCTATTTTTGAAGAGGCGTAAGCCTCTTCGTTGCGCTATGACAAGCTCAATTCTGCCGTCATCTTCATCAAGATCAGCGAGTCGGGATTTGGCACCATCTTGCCCTTTTCCTTCATTGTTACCTTCAGTGCCGGTAACAGCATCATCATTTGGTTCGCTTGTGACGCCGATGTGCCGGTGCTGTACTTAGTCAACAGGTCGGTTTGCAAATTCCCCTTCATGCCGCTAGTGATTTCGCCATCGCGAATCAATACAGCGAAGGTGCGTTGCAAAACTTCATTCAACTTGCCACCATTCGCCATGTAGCTGAACAGCATCGTTGCCTTTTGACCAACCTTGTCAGCCAGTTCGTCAATTGTCACGCAGAACGCATCCTGTGACGCTTTCAGGTCGTCGCCGCTCAGACCAGCATCAGCAACTTCCAGCAGCAAGAACTCGTCAGCCTTTGCACCAAGACGACTCAGCAGCACTTTGGATTCGTGACCGCGTTGGCGGCGAACACGTTCAGCTTTTGGCTCTTTAGGTTCTTTCGGTTCTTTTGCAACCTTTTCCTTCTTAGCTTTTTTCGCTTTCTTGGGCGCAGCGACATCTTCAGTCTTAGGCTTGTCGCCTTCAGTTATCTCTTCGTGGTTAGCTTCATCATCGGCGTACATCGCTTCAACAGCTTCCGCTTTCTCGATTTCAGCGGCAACCGCTTCAATTGCGGTCACTTCGCCCTCTTCGCCAGACGCTTCGATGATTTCATCATCAAACATTGAAGCCAAGATCGCTGCTTCGTCATCAGCAGAGAGGTTTGCAGAAACAGCGGAAGTCATATTAAATTGTGTCATTTTGAATCTCCTTAGTATGTGTAATTGTCGTTTTGTTGTATCGCTTCGTTTTGCGATGATTGAATTATGAGTGTTTAATCAAGGACTAAGAAGCAATCTACTTGGCAAACTTCTTATTTCCTTGCTGCTCTTTCTTCTCTCGTTGCGTTGTTGTGATGGTTGAATTCTAAAGAGTGGTCTTAGGACTTAAAACCACTCTTCGAGGATTAAATACATTCCGCCAAGTTACTCAGTGGCTCACCGTCATATTTGCCGTACAGTTCAAATTGACTGAAACCACTCCAAGACAGGTCTTGCATAAACTTAACAAGGCGCTGTTTGTTGATTGAATTAAAATCTGACGACTCCGCGATCAGGTAGGGTTTACGAAAGCTTGGCGCTACCTCTTCGGTAGCATAAAAGTCACCGTCGCCAAAATGCTTCATTACGCGACCTTGTTGATTGGGTACGGCAGCTTCGAGCCTGTAACCGATGATCCGGTCAGAAGTCTTAGTGCGCACAGTCTTTACATGGATAACCGCAATGCTGGTCATTTTGTTACCTTTCATCATGTTGTTTTCAAGGTGTTCATTCTCGCAACAAGACACAGGACAAAAACTGGCAAATGGTATTGCTCCTATATAGGTTCACCCATTGCAATTTGCTATATAAGAACGTGCGCGTGAGTAAACCACAAACGCAGGAGAAAGAAGCTTGCAGATATGGCGAAAAGTTGTTCGCCAACAATGTGAGGCGCAAGCCTTATGCGAGCGCTGTCATTCGCTGAAAAGAGCCACAGAGAAAATCAGAATTTGAAACTGACGCAAAATCGCCACGCGAAAAGAAAACACACACCAGACTCGCCAAGGCGGTGAGTGCAGCGTGTGTTATTCGTAGAATAATAGTATCGCCGCGAGTAACCGTTTTCACCATGCCCCTACGCCGTCGTCCACAACCCCTTTGATTGACGCGCAGTCACTTGCCGGAGCATCAGGTGATGGCGGCGGTGGTGGAGGCGGCGGCGGTGCGTAGAGATTATCCTCTTCGATAAGCTCGTCATTCTCATCGCGATGCGAGTTTGTCCAGCGCTCGATAAATTGTTCGTATGCGTTTATGGCAGTCTCTTCATTCGGAAACCATAAGTCAGATTGAACAGGGTCCTTTACCCACTTCCCGGACGAATTCAGGTTGAAGATGTCGAGCCGGATCACCTTGCGCATTTCTGGAAATACGTCCATGTTTGCAACCGTGCCAACCCAATCGACAACCACACGAACTTCGCTATTATCATACCGGCGAACGGTTGAGTAGCTCTCACTGGCAATTAGCGCTTCCCACTCTTTAGCGGTAATCTTCGCTCCGCTTCTGTTGATGTAACCCGCGCTCACAATAATTCCTCCGGTAACTCACCTTTGTCTCGCTTTTCCATTTCATCACCTTTTAGCGCCAATGTTAAATCGTGAGCAGATACACGTTGCCCATCCAGAATTTGCCGCAACCCCGTCTCGACTTCACTCAGTAACGCGGCGGATTCGTCTTTGTCTTGTTTGGTCACTTCAAATCTCCTTCAGCATTTTAGGACTCCAGTACAGATCGAGCTCCACACCATTCTCGACAATCTCGTCAATGCTGATGTAGCCTAACTCACCACCATAGCCGAGATTCGCTAAACCGAACGCCTGTGATTGCTCGGTGTCTGAAGTCATATCCTTTTCTGTAATATGAAAATCCATGCCGGCTTGGAAGTAATGCAGGTAAACGATCGCCTCGTAACCTCTTCCGTCTTGCTCGTATGACTTCGGCATTGCCTCGATGCGCTCACGCAGCCCTGTCAAAAGTTCAACGAAGAACATTTTCTCTTCGCCTTTGAGAGACTTCACTAGCACCATTCGTTGAAGCGCCGGCATCCAATTCTCAAAGAAACCAGATGGCATGAGTGATTCTTTAGTTTGCTGTAAATTCATTTTGCGGCCTCGTCGTTTTGTTCAGTGTGTTAATTCTAGCTCTCGGTCGAAGGACTACCTTCGGACAACTTACCAACTCCGCACTCTGAATTGACTAATGCGTGCCTGATATGCGTTGAAGTCCATCAGTGGGTCGGTAATCACCAACTCGCCATTCTTTCGTTGCATGAAATTTCCCAAGTGCATGTCCAACTGAATACCGCCGTCATCACACGTCGCGCAGAAGTTTTCAAGTTGGCGAAGTGCATTCTTTACGCTGCGCGGCAGGTTCTTTGCGCACTTAACAATATCCTCAATCTGCTCTGCTGCACTCATTGGCTTTGAGCGGCAACGATACCGTGCCGTTGTCAGCTTGCCTTTACTTGATCGGTGTTGCTGCGCAATCGCACTGGCAAGCTTTCTAGTATCGCTGCCGATTTCAAGCTTCTGAAGGCGTTCGATTTCAAAAGCGTAAATTGGGAACATTTGACCATTTAGGCTAATTTCGCCAATGTCTTGGTAATTCTCAACCAGACGAGGAAAGTGCCGGTGATCAACCGCGCTGACGTTGCAGTTTAACATCCAGTAGTTAAAGCTGTCAGTAGTGACTTTAATTACGGTATTGGCTCTGCCACCTTCATACACTGCCGAAAACGCACCTCGCGCTATACATTTTTTACCAACCAGCGCCTCATGCCGTAAAGCTTGCTTTACACGCCAATCATTGAGTTGTAGAACTTTAAGTGCCATTTTATTACCTCTCTTTGTGCATAATTTGCGAACAGTTGCATTATTTCAAAGAGAGGTAGGCATAACAAGTCAGTTGTGACTTACTCCGGTATTGTAATCGTCTAACGGTATAGGCGCAGCGCCCGTATTTGAGTTTTCGGCGTGAATTATGCGACGCAAACGCGCAGCTTCCAACTCCTCCTCAATTAACTTGCTGTAGGTAATTGCAATTCTTTTACGGCATTGCGAAAGCTCATACTCATGCGCAGTCATTTTTAATCCTCACTTTCGTTTGTTACCTTAATAATTACCTTCGGTATGTCAACTGTGAATCCGTGTGCGCGACCCAGAAGCCCCGCAAGCGCACCCAATACAAAGAACTGAGCGATGAAGAACAGACCGACGAATGGCGGTATAATAACGCCTCTCCAAAGCATCAATGGCAGGTTGATAAGTGGAGCGGTAAAACCGATCCACAAGCTACTCAAATACGACTGCCCCTTAATGCGCCCAATGATAAATTGATGCTGTTCCGGAAACAGTGTTCGCTCAACCTTATCTGATTCAATAAATACTTTGCTCATTTGCGTTGCTCCTTTCGTGGTTTTTCAAAATCTCACTCAATTCCAAATAAAACTGCTGATACCGCTTAACTCTCTCAAAGCCTCTGTCTGTCGCGCCTTTCAGCCTGCGAATGTCGCTGTTGTGTGTCAGATCAGCCATCTTCACAATGACCGCATCCAGATTCGTCTTAACGCACTCTTTGTACTTCTCGTAAGTCTGGTCTGGCCGCTTTGTCAGCAGCACAATTCCCAAGATCACCCGAGTAGAGAATCCCAATTTACGCAGCGCAGCAACGCCGGCCGCCATATTTGAATAGGTATATTCAATCAAACCATGTCCAAGTGCGATGCATTGAATCTCTTCATCGTCTGAGTTTGTATAATGCATCACCTTCAATGGATGCAGAATATATGGACGACCGCCTTTATCGAATTGTCCGTGATGACGGTTCGCGGCAAGCGAAAGCATTGCGGCAAGCTGCTCTCCAGGAACTCGATTAAGCTCTCTCATGCCGCCTCCAGGAACTTGATTAGGCTCTCTCATGCTGCCACCTTCATGTCGTCATAGCAGTTTTTGAAGTCGGCAGCGCCGCGAGCTTCCTTTGGCAGTTCGTAGAAGCCGCGCTTCAGTCCTCGAAAGAAGCATTCGGCAGTAACCAGAACGTCATATTCGGCGGCATGTGCCTTACCTTTGTCATATTCGACACCAAGCGCAAACGCGAGCTCCAACAGCTTCGGCATCTTGCCGTCTGGACATGCCCAACGCGCATTTTCCATAGTACAGAACGAGTGAACGTCGGGAACGTCAACGCCTACGCGCTGCAACTCGCAGCCGATAAATGGGCCATCAAAACTCATATTGTGCGCAACCAGCAAATTGCCTTTAGTCATACGATCTGAGATTTCTTGAGCCATATCTTCCCAAGTTGGGCAGCCGGCAAGGTCAGAGTACGCAATGCCGTGAACCGCTTGTGCGCCAGGATCAATCGGCATCTGTGGATCGAATCGCTGAACCCAAGTGTCGATCAGCTTCTCGGAGTCGAGGTCGTATGTGAGCAAGGCTATTTCGATGATTTTGTGACCCGCCTCTTGTTTGAGCCCCGTCGTCTCTGTATCCAAAACTATGATATTCATTTCGTATAGTCCTCTATTTTTAAAATCGCAGCATTTGATAGACTGCATCTATAACCATCTTCATCATGAATCCAATCGTCATAGTCGGTAAGAAAGTCAAAAAGCCAGCGAGCGCTACGTCAACCACGATCCGTTAGCATCCAAATTCCACCGATCCACCAGCGGTACAGTGTGAACCTGCGCAGCAGAGGGTTAGTTTTCTTCGGCATGAAGAGTCTCTTGTTGATACTCGTACCTGTCGGCAAAGCACATTAAGAAATTGCAGACGGAGAACAGCAGCGCCGTCATAAGCAAAATCACCATCGACAACTTACCTGCGCCACTGAAGAAGTCGCGAACAAAATGATCTGTCGTGCTCCAGTTAAGTCTCAAAATAAAATACAGGCTCAACAGTGAGCAGAATCCCCAAAATAACACCATACGACACCTCCTCTTAAAGACTTATCACTACACACAAAGTCATTACTGACTGAATGCGTAGTATAAATGCTCAAGTCAGGCTATGCAGCTACCATAGCTGACTTATCAGACTTCGCCTTGCGAGGGCGACGAGCCACCAGTGCATCGTTCAAAATCTTGCGCAGAATGTCGGCGTTATCCACGATAAACTTAGTCAGATCACCGGCGTAAAGAATGCGATTCCCTTCTTCGTCGTCCGAAAATGACTCGGCGCTAAATACCGTTCCATCGGCAGCCTTCGCCACACGCAAGCAAATTTCATGCTTTGCGCACAGTGTTGCCGTGTCGTGCAGTTTGCCATCCGATGATTTGTGTAATGTTACTTTTGCCATGTTTTCTTCCCTTCCGTTAGTTAAGCGTGGGCCGCCTCGTTGAAGCCGCGACGTTCCATCATTGAGTTAAACGCATCCTTGACGCCTTGGTTCGATTGCTTCTCGATACGTTTGCGCAAAGCCTCTTTCAACTCTTCGTTGTTGACGCCGTAGTTTGCCGCAGCAACAAATGCTGCAATAACAACATCGGCAACTTCTTCAGCGAACTCGTCAGTCGTATCGCCACCCATCAGTACGGAGGCAGACAGATCGCCAACGCTCGTTGCCAGCTTACAAACTGTTGCGGTAGGCTCTGCTTGAACCAGATTCTTGAACTTGTACGCAAGCGTAGTCAGTTCATCCAGTGTTTCGATTGGGTGGATTGTTACATTGTGACCAACATTCAAATTGATCAGTGGCTCTTGTCCTTGCATATTTACTTCCTCCGTTGGTTGTTACTGTTGAATTGAGCCGATTACTCGGCGCTGCAAAGTGTAAGTCATTACTGACTGTGATAATTATATAAACGAAACGCTGGAAACGCTAGTGCTTGTGCTGGAAAATGTAAAGACGTTGCCTTAATTGACCAGACAAACCGCAATAAGGACAAACGTTTGTCTCATTCTCGTCAGTCTGGAATGACTTACCACAACCACTACACTTAAACAGCAGCGTCAAAAGCTTCCCCAACCTTCAGATCGCTCTACAGCGCTGCCATTTCTACAACTTAATGACAAGTTATCATGAACATTAGAGGCACCGACCGTATTCGTGACCATAGCGGTAGGATTAAAGTAACCAACGAAGCTTGGATAATAGTCGTCGCGATAATTGGTCCCAATCTCAAGAACAGTTCTGCCGGTAATAATATCCACAAACGAAACGGTCTTTCTATCTTCATGGTCGAGGGACGTATCTCTTGCGACAACTCGACATTCCGGAAACGTGTTTTTGATCGAATTGTCCGGAATAACCTTCACTACATTGAGCGTAGACCTGTATCCGTCACTTGGGTCTTCGATTGCCGAAAACGTCACGCCATCAAGTTTGAAATTGACCGCCTGACAGTCTTCGTATTCGTCACCCCAAGCCTTACTTGTCGAAAGAGACACTGTATCAACGCCACTAAGACGAAACTCTTTGTCAATGAAGGTTTCCGCAAGATCAACATTGTCGCCCAGGCTTAAATTGCGGAAGTTGCCAATCGGTCTTTCGGCACTCCGAACAATATCGACACCCCAGTGACTCAACATGAATTGGTTAAGTTCTGGATTGTCCACGTCGATCATGAAAGTTTTTTGAGGCTCGGTCATTGATTTTTTATCAACTGCCGTGACTTTCATGGTGACTAGACTCATGGTTTTTGCGCCAATATTCGTGCCGTAGATTGACTCGAAGCCATACTCATTCAATACAACGATGTCGCCAACTTTTGGGACAGGATGCGATTTGACCGTCATCATTACCTCCTTGCCACTTTTCTCAGTTCGTTTTTCAATGCGATTGCAGCCTTGCTACCCTTCAAAGAGGGGTCTGCCATAATCACAACCTTTGCTGCAAACTTCATGCCTTCGTAAAACGGATTTCCCTTTACCTTCTTTGGCGCGATCACCGGAACGACAGACGTGTACTTAATGTGTCGTAACACCCTCTGCAAGCGTCCAGAAGCGCCCTTGCGCGAATCGCCAGCACGATACAGCAAACCCTTGCGCTCAAGCGGAGCAAAGCGCGGAGAGAGCGTTTGGTACTCGATATGAGGGTGTGCCATCTCAATCTCACTCACCGTACAGCCGTCTTTACCAAAACTCTCGATAATGTCAAGAACCGTTTGCTCCAATTCTGGCAAGTCAAGCGAGCGATAAGCGGCAATTGACGTTGTTGCGATTGCGCTCACAGTTCGACCCACCCGTTCTTCCGCAAGCGCTCTCCGCCTGTACTGAATGCCCAAAATGCGTCTTTTGGGCTATTGAACTCTGTACGCTTAAGCCCGGCAGCAACACCGAATTTGGACTCAGTGGTTGAAACAACATAGTCGCCAGGACTCCATGAGAAAACGATAATCTTCGCCTCGCTTGGATGATGAAACATTCGCTTCATCAGCCGCCGGCCACTTCCGCACTGACTCTGCGCCTCCGTGACAATTTCAATAAACTGTCTATCAACAAGCCCCGACAGAGCCATGAACAAAGCGTCAATGGCTGTCGAGAACTGGTCTTCGGTAACGCGCCCCTGATCTAAGCTCACAATGAGCCAGTCAAGCGTTTCTGTTGATTTGCGGTCGAGCTCCGACTGCGAATCGTAACCTTCGGCGGCGCTCATGATTACTTCTTCAGCTTGGCGATCAGAACATTCAGTTCATCAGCCTTCACCGCCGGCACATCGAGCTTTTCTTCAAACTCAGGCAGGTATTCGGTCACTTCAGGCCACGTCGCAACCAGAGCTTTAACAGTCGTCACGCCATTCAGCAGACCGTTGATCTTTTCGCGCAGCGCCTTCTTGTCGTCGTAAATGCTGATAAATTCAGCATCCCTTGCGCGAATCTCTTTCCACATACCGTGAGTGGACGGAAGTTCGATGCGACCGTAGTTACCGATGTCGGCTGGAACACGCAAACCTTCCGTTGTTGTAATTTCGCCATACTCGGCACGAAAGCCTGAGACTTTTGATTGGTAGCGAATCTCATGAGTGGTACTGAAAAAGTGTGGCGGCAACTGCTTCATCAGCGCCAAATGCTTCGGCTCAACATGCCAGTGCAGTAGTTTGGTGGCGAGCTCATTGTTCAATTTCGCAAGTGCTGCGAGGCGATCCTTGAATAGTGCCGTGACGACATTCTCGCAAATCTCTTCGCGAAGGCGAGTTGTCAGACGTTGTGTTGTTTGTTTGCTCATTACTTTTCTCCTTGTTGTAAAACTCTGCGCAACATTGCGCGATGTGTTAATGATACGGTACATAGTCAGGAATTGAAAGTCAGTTGTGACTTATTCCGGTGAGACTTTTAGTGAATCGGGTACTCGCCAGACGCAATCTGATCCATTGAACGCTTCGTCACTCTACCAACAACAAAATCAACCGCCGAAATCCGCTCTTTCATATCAACCATGTGACGAGGCAGGTAGAAATGAGGAACTTCAATTCTTTCATCAACAGACAGACCGAGAATGATTGAATTCAGATGCTCGATGTAGGCGTTATTCAGCGCAGCTTTCCCATCTTCAACAACAAGGGGAATTCCAGGCTGGACAACCACCAAAGCACAGAAGCGGCGATTTGTGACCTCAATACAGCGATCAATGTACTTTGACAGGCGATCCTGCATGTGGGGCTGCACAGAGTCACCCACCGCCTCCGCAAGCGTGTATGCCATCAGATCAAGAGGTGTTCTGTCGGTGATGCACAGACTCTTGGCAGAATGTTTGGCATACGTCTCCTCAAAAACTTCGATGATTCGCTCCTGCACCGACAGTCTGGTTTCAAAACCGTATGTCAGTGCAGGATCGAGCCCCATTTCTTTAAAGACGGCACTTGCAGAAGTCTCGACAAACTTCAACCCGCTCTTTTTAGAGAAAGAGCGGGCCAGAGAAGACTTCCCTGTTCTGTGGCTGCCACACAAACCGATTGTCAACTAAGCCACCTTGTCAGCACGTTCTTGAGCCGCCTTGTCGGAGTAGCCGCCCTTATAGCGAACACCGAGCTTGGCGATATTTGCGTCAAGAGTTTCTTTACGAGTAATGTCGAAGCCTTGACGCAGACCTTCCATATAAAACTCAAGATCGCCGAGCTCCTCGATCACGTTTTCGCGATCAAGTGGCTTGTTGTAGATGACGTGCTTTTTGACAGCATCCAGCAGTTCACCAGATTCGCCAGAGATACCGACAGCCATGTGAAGCGCGTGAGCCTTTTCTGGCGTCAGCGATGCAATGATTGCATCGCCAGGTTTTACCAGTGCCGTTACCATTTCGCTGTGAATAATTGTCATGCTTGTTCTCCTTGAATAAATTCTTGTTCGATAACCTTACGGTTTTGAATCCAACCGTAAAAATTACCCATAAGTTCCCGATCGTCATACTCGCCTTCTTCGTCTGACTGAAACTTGAACGGCGTAGCCTGATGTTCGAAAGGTGATGCGTGAATCGGAACAGAGCCGGCCAGTTTATGACACAGGTCGATGTCCTCTTCGATGGTGGCGGTTGAGCCATCATGCTTTAGGTACGAAACGCGACAGCAGCGTGCCGCAGAAATCTTAACCAGCGTTTCATCACAGCGGTCGGCACGTTCTTCATCAGTTACATACGGCAGGTGCCACTCATCTGCACTGAGAAGTTTCGGCACAGACAAATTCATCGCTTTACGCATCTGAATTGCAAGCTCATGAATTTCAGGCTGCGCATCAGGATGGTCACGAAGGGCGAAGAAGTTATCCCACTCAGTCGCGGTAACGACCACATGAATGTGCTGGAATGGCTCAAGAAGGCGATTGACGACCTGCTTGTGATAACCTGCCTCCATCATCTTTTCAGCAACGTCAGCAGCGCGAGCCGCAGCCTCAATCCAAGCCTCACGCGCAGAAACATCGGCATTTACCTTCGTTCCGAAAAGCGCAAGATTGCACACCGGAGCGTCAAGCTCTTCGTGCGCTTGCATCCCTGGAATGTTGGCACCCCAATGAATTGGCATCGCTGGCTCATTGCGAACCATCTCCAGCATCTTCTTCACAGGAATAGCGCGTGAGCTTGAAGCATTGCGGCTAAAGACTCGGTGCGTCATAAACTCAGCATGAATGAAACGCGGATAGCACAGTTGCAGAGTCGTAATCCGGTGGCCGGCATCACTGACACTATCGGCGATAATCTTCGCAGTAATCATTATTTACCTTCCTTCTTGGTCTGATTATTGTGACCGCGCACGTTGCTCCAGTGTTTTGGCTTAGTTTGCTTCGCGCCACCGAACCGTTGGTTGTGTGTGGCTTTTGTGTGATTCATTGCATCTTGTGACATTGTTTTCTCCTTGTTAAATCCACTGTTTGTCAGCTTTGATTTTGTTCTGGTCGTGAGGCTTGTAAAAACCGTCACCCATAAGCAAAACATTCTTTGTGGCACACAACTGCTTTTTCATTTGCGCACCGCATTTTGAACATTCGACAGGCGTGTCCGAAGAGCGTACTAATTTATCGGACACTGTTTCGCCGCAATTACACGCATAGTCAAAAATTGGCATAACTACACCTTCTTAAATCGTTTGTAAGTGATCGCCCCGCAACATGCGCAGAAAGCCGACCACACCAGAAACCACATAACCTCCAGAGTGATCAGCATGATTATTTGTTTAACTTAGGCAGAGGGAATGGAACTTTTGTTACCGGCTGACAGTGACCGTCATCACCAGCGAACGGCTTGCTCTTAAATTCTTCGTCAGACATGCAGCCCAAAGAAGCAGAGACGGTGGAACACTTCACCTTGACCAGTTGATTCTTTGCTGGCGAAACGAATGTCTCGGTGGCCCAACCATCACCTTGAGGACAGCTCGGCTCTTGAGTGCTGTCGCCGGCAACCGTGATGCTGAAGGCTTGTAGAACCGCATTACCCTGACGGTACATTTGAGCGTTGTATTCAGCGTTGCCGCGAGCAGACGCACGAGCATCCTCAAGCGTTGCGAACGAAACGCCCTTATTGCCACACGCAGTCAATACGAATGCGGACATGATCGCTGCCAAAAGTGCTGTTTTCTTCATTAGTTTTCTCCTTTAAGTAATCGGGAAAGCGCCGATCACGCTGCTTTATCAATGTCTCTCAACGAGAAACACATGATACTTTCACAAGTCAGGGGTATCAATCACCCATGACTTATTTTCCTACTTAACCGATTCGACTGCCAAAAACAGCGCCGGATTAACTCTGAGCCGCTCAACTCTTTCAGCGGACAGGTTGCTTTGAAAATGCACCAAAGCAACACAAACTCGGTCACTGTATATGCCAACAATATTTGTCTTCGTGTTAATTACCGCTAAATTCATATTCTCACCTTAATTCTGGAACGTAAACATATTATAGTCAGTTATGACTTATCTTAGCATTAAAATTGAACGAATACGGTTCAATCTTTCGACATGAAGAAGCGACTGGCTTTTGTGCGTCGCTGGACCGTTGCGCTGCGCCGCACTCGCTTGCAACGCACTCTGCTCGTGTAACTCAACACGAGCAGGGGCCGTCCATAAGTTTACGGGGCCAAAATAAATGTCAGGCCATAAAATCACGATGTGCTCAAAGCTCACACACGCCAGCGGTACACGCTAAGGTTTGGGAGCTTACTGTTGTGTCTTCCTTTTCAAAAAGACACAACTCAGTCCAGTCGATATGTGGCAGCGGGTGATCCTTAACCCATTGCTCATATTCGGCTTCTGTAATTTCTTGAAATGGAGCTTGACTGTAAGAGTGATTTGAGTGAGGTAAAAAAGATACGCCACTAACTTCGTCAAAGTGCTCCCAAACCCAAGCGCCAACGCTGGGCCATTCGTTATCCTTCACGCTAATAGTTACCGACGGCTTGTGCATACACCATTCACGCTGATACAGAAGCCATAATTCAAGGTGCTCAATTGCGGTCAAACTATCGCGAGTCAAGCAGCCTTCTGGCGACTTAATGGCGAAGCTGAACACTGCGCCGGTAGCTGGCTTCATTACGTCATCTTCAACAGGAACGCCCTTATGTTGCATAAATTGATACAGTGGGTCTTTTTTGTCGGAGCGAACGGTGCGAATGTAATACTTGGAGTGGCGTGTGTGAATGCCTGAAGCTGAATTAACTAAGCTTGAAACTGTTCCGGAAGGCTTAACGCAAGTGATCGAAGCTGACGGCTTGACGCCAATTTTTTCAGCCCACTCCTTATTTACCTCAATGGAGTAATCGCGAAGGTCATTCAGAATTTCTGTTAAAACATCATGCCCGCGTGACCCAGACATGAGTTCATTATCCATAATGCCGGTCAACGACACGCCCAAAAGTGCCTCATCTTGCGTGTTTTTAATCCACTGCTCGCTCAGAAACTTGAAATCGGTCATGCTGGACTGGAATGTGCCCATGATGGTGGCGACTCGAACTTTTTCCTTTAGAGTTTCAAAAGTATCTTCGGCACGCACAACCACCTCGGTCAAATTGCAGAACTGCTTGTCCTTGAGCAAAATTTCCGAACAAGGATTACAGCCGTAGTTTGCGTTCGGATCGCGACCGAATTTTTCCGCCTGCTTCTGTGCGGCAACACGGTTAAAGACGCCGCGTTCTCCAGACTTCGACTTAACAAGAGACAGCCACTCTTCCATGAAGATTTCAACTTCAGGTTTTTCGGTGTAGGCGATACTGTTATTTGCCAGAGCGCGTTCTGGGTGATCCACCCACCATTGACCTGATTTCGCATCTCGAAGGCGCTGGTCTGACAAGTTAGACAAACTAATTAAGGCACTGCGACGAACGCCGCCAACAACAACAATTTCGCCAATTACGCACATTAAGTCGTGAACTTCCAGAGAATTTAATTTACGACCAGATGCTTTTTTAAATTGCTCCACAGAGTATTCAAACAGGCGTCTAAGAGGAGCAGGGCCAGAAGCACGACCGCCAAACGTCTTAAGACGAGCTCCCGCCGGTCTGACGCGACTGTAGTCAATTGTCGGAATGTCGCCTTCGTACAACGCCGAAATGAGTCGCTTAAAAGCCTTTGCCCAACCAAGCTTAGAGTCCTCTACGACAATTACGTCCTCAACCTTCTTAAGAGCTCCAGGAACTACTGGCAGTTGGGAAATTTCTTGACGTTCGCATGAGAACCCAACACCTGTACCGCACATCAAAATGTATAAAGCCTCGGAGAAGCTGCGCTTGGTGTTTACAGCCAAATACGAACAGTTGAAACCTGCGACATTTTCGCGATTAAGAGCCTCACCGGCCGTCATAAGCGTTCTCATTGAAGGCATAGTGCGACAGCTAAGAATGGACTGCTTCATTTCTCCCTGAATAAAATCGCTGAATTTGCCACCAAACCTGTTATCGAAAAAGTTGCAATATCTGCTAACTGTCTCCTCCCACGTTTCACGCCGATTGCTTGCTTCGGTCCAGCGAGCGTAGCGACTAACGTGAATATATTGCTCATAGGGCGTTGGCAAATATGAATTTTCCACAGAATTGATGAGTTTTAACTTTGATGACATTATTGAATTTCTCCTGTTAATTAAACTTCTAAAACGCTATTTTACGTCACTACTGACTTACTTATCCAGCTAAAAAATCACCAGTGATCCTTAAATTTCTTATCGCTTGGCGAAATAATGCTCTCAACCAGTTGAGGCGATTTGATATTCTTGACCGCTCTCAACTCAACGTCTTCATTGTTCGCCAGCGCGTTTCTCAAACCCTCGTCAATCGAAACGCCAGACTCCGACATCAAAACTTCAAGCGTGATCAACAGTCTGCGAGAATCTCTTGAAAAATTAACAATCATGCCGTCAAGGGGGTTTGTTTGACTAACAATTTTTTTCTCTACCTTGAAATCTAAAATTCTTGCCAACATTACCAAGCCTCCTCTATAGATTTTGGACGATCATTACTGATAACAGCCGTCTTGACCGCATCACTATTTATTGAGGCGTTTGCGAAACTCCCAATCACTTTATCGAACATTCCTGACATCATGAGAGTGCCGGTAGAGTAGTTGGGCGTACTGATTGTTCCGGCTGTAATTGAAGATGCTGATAGGCTCGCTCCGCAGAGCGTAGTAACGGCCGTTGCACGTGCAGAGGCGACGGCGGTATACGCGGCGTCAGCGGCACTCGGAAGTGGCATCAACAGAGAAGGACGGTGGTCCATATTATAAATTTCACTCACTTGTGGTTTATTCAATTAAGCCGCCTTCAACCCGCGCAGCATTGCAGTTGCGGCCTTAAATTGCTCCGTCTTCAATCCGGCCTCGATTGCAGCAACGGCGTCGGCCAGGTGCTCATTGCAATTTTGCGCAACCATAATCCCCTTCGATTTACGCATCATCCAATTTGCATCTGGATACTTCGTCATACCCCACTCAATCATTTCAATCTTAGAGGCATTCTTCTCACCGATAGCCGCCAACTTAACCTCTGACGGCGTAACCTGAATCAACGGTATCGGACATGCGGCGAGAACACCTATACATACGCCGCATGACAACATTGCTCTCGCAGACTGTGAGCCAACAGGCACCTCGGCAATAGCAAACGAAGCACCATTGCAAGCGGCTACCATTCCGTCATAGCTCATTTTTGCGCGTCTAAGGTCGTCCGAGTTCTTTCTGACAACTTTACCACCCTCAGCGCCAGTCTCAACAAGGCGCAGATCATCAATGCGCAACTCCATCGTTTCGAGATTAAGCGTAGCTATAGCAATGCCAAAGTTTCGCAAGGATGGATCAAGGCCTACTATTTTTATCGTTTTCATATATGACTCCACGTTTTTCCAATTTTGATTTTTCTCACCGTTTCGGCGCTCACTTCAAACATATTTGCAATCTTCAAGCAAGACAGTTTACCTTCACTTATCAGGGTTTTAATTCCACCAACAGCTTCTTCCGTTAGCTTTGCCATTCCGTTTCTTGAACCACTTGCGCCAACTTTCTTACCGTGCCTGTAGCGATCATCGGCATTGTCCTGGGCAGTTCCGTAGCGCAGGTTGGTGAGATAGTTGTTCGCGGTGTCGCCATCACCATGACAACCCATTCTGTCACTATCCCCAATAAACGCTCGAAGAACTAGACGGTGAACTTTTTTAACTTTGGTAGATTTTCCAGCAACACTATCGCAAAGCGACACGACTCTGTAGCCATAGCTGTCACTTGTCTGTTTCAGAATGCGCTCCGGCACAAGTTGACGCTTGCCCTTTCCACCGACAACGTATCGCTCCAAACTCTTCACGTTTCCAAAATTCGACACTTGATAAACGCCTTCGTAATCTGGTATATCTTTCCAAATTTCCTCACTCATGACTTACCTCCTAAAAGCTTCCAAAGCCCAAGTCAGCATAACGCTCAAACTTCTCAGCGTTAGCCTTCAACTCTGCATCCTTTGCAGCTTCCGCCTTTGCCTCGCGCAATTCATGCGTCAAGCCCCTAGCTACGGCGTTCTTTATATATTCTTTAAAGCCGGTAAACACCACATCGGCTTGCGCCTCACCCATTTCCATTTCCGCATAGCTGGTAACGTGGTCAGCCCTGAACACAAAGATCAAACTGCCCTTCTTACCAGCATAAGCGGATACCGGAATGAAGTTCTCACCGCCGATATGCGGGTGCTTCGAGTACGTTCCGTCCTTTTTCTTTACCGTTAAGGACATTGGTTCGCCCAACATAAACGACGTAGGCTCTGCAACCTTGAGCATTTCCGTCAGTTGTGCCGCGAGAACGGTTAAACTCCCGCCGCCATCAGTTTCATCAAGCGACCATTCCAATGTCTTATCACTCATATCGTCCTCTTTCATTGTTATTTCAGCGAATTCATCAACCCATATCGCCTTTATTTCCTTACCTCTTATTGATGACATATGCTCGGACGTTATCTTACTAAGCGGCACTGGCGCTGCCGCACCCCATGTTTCAGGATGCGATGAATGAAATCCAGGCGTATTGAAAAGCGCATCGAGCATTGACCTTCCACCAGCCATCAGAACCCCCGCTCAGTAGAGCCAGTTACAGTCGCCAGCCCTTCTTTTTTAGTAACTGTAATCACTTCGTCAATCCACTCACCCAAAGCGTTGTGCGAGATAACCATAACAGTGCCGCGCTCGCGAGCCTTACGCTCAAGAACAGTCATCAGGCGCTCAAGACCAGCATCATCCAAAGCATCGTCAATTTCATCAGCAAGGAAAAGGTTGATCGGCTTTGTTGCGCGACTTGCAACCATGTCTTGCAGTGCCATTGCGGTAGCAAGACGAACCTTGCGCTTCTCACCGCCAGACAGACCAGCAAAGCTCTCAGCGCCTTTGTCGTTCACAACTTCGATATTGAACTTCTCCTTCAGGTCGCCTTTCGCTGTCTTACTGAGCGTGTTCCACTCCGCATGAATGTTGCCGTCAGTCAGTGCGCCAAGATAATCGCGGGTACGCTCGTTCAGGTATGGCGTCACCGTGTCGAGAATGTGAGCACGAACACCGGCGGGGCCGAAAACCTTCACGGCAGCTTCAAGCAATGCCACTTCCGCCTCAATCTCAAGTGTAAGCGCCTCAATTTTTACAATATCACTGGCGCACTCTTTGATTGATGTAGTAACTGCCTCAACAGACTTCGTCCAGGGGTTAGGTTCGCCCAACTTCGCCTTCGCAACAATGCCAATTGATTCGATTTCTTTCTGCTTACTCTCTATCGCGGAGCGAGTCATGCGTGAAGTAGTCATGCGACCGTTTAAATCGCGCTGTAGCGAAACGGCGGCGCTAAAGTCGGTCATTGATGCTTGAAAATATTCCGATGTGTTAAAAGCGATTTTGTAAGCTTCAGAAGCATCTTTATACTTGGACAGAATGTCGCGCAGTTCTGGTTTGAATTTGTCGATCGAAGCCTGTTGTGCGATACGCGCAGCAGCCATGTCTTCCTCATGGTATGCCTTGCCACATTCACCACACGGAGTTCCGACCCGCTCATCAATCTTGAGCAGCGCAGACTCCATTGATGTGAGCTTCGCTTTGGCGTTTATACCAAGCGTCTTCAGGCGAGTGACCTCATTCTGAGAAGCGGCAACGGACGCATTTAGTGCGCGTAGCTCCACCTCTTCAGATTTCTGCAACTTGAGCTTTTCATCCAGCGCGTCAATTTCAGCCTGTATTTTTGAAACGTCCTCGATTGACGCCTCAAGTTCAGCAATCTTCTCTTTGATCGGCAGAGTTTTGGCAAGCTCAGTCTTTGCACGAAGCTTGCGGCCGGCTTCAAACTCAGCACTTCCACCCTCAGCCTCGATCAGCTTAACGGCGTAAGAGGCGTGTTTGGTGGAAAGGTCAGCAAGGGAAGATCGAATCGAAGTCAAGCTGGCTGCGCGTAACATGCTGCGCTGGCGAGCAATCGCATAAGCTTTCGACAGAACCTCAACACCTGCCGCCTCTTCGATCAGGAGCTTCAACTGCTTGTCGGTCATTCCTGGCAGATCGGGCATTTTCTCTTGACCGCAGTAAACGGACGCCATGAACACATCGAGGCTGCAACCCATTACCTGATTGATTACCTCCTGCGTTTCCTTGTCGGTGCCTTTCGACATATCGGTCAAGCCAATGGCGGTTTGCTGCTCAACAAATACCTGATTCTTGTGAGTTGAATCCTTGCGATAGCGAGTGACGAAATAGCGAACAGCGCCATCTTCAATCTCGACCTTGACGCAGCAGTTCTTCTTGGCGACCTTATTCACAACGGCATCGGTCGTTACACCGCGAGCAGTAACGCCATAGATCGCCCAGCACAGCGCATCAACGATGGACGACTTACCTGCGCCGTTAGACTTTGCAGAAGGATCGTCAGAATTCACGCCCTGAATCAGCAGCAGACCGCGACTGTCCAATTCAATCTCGGCACGCCCAATTGTGAGAAAGTTCTCAATGGTCAGTTTTTTGATTTCCATTACGCCCCCTTTGCTTCGTTCAGAATTTCACCGCACAATGCAGCAACCGCTTCTGGGCTTGCGTAACTCTGCGCTTTAACAAAATCATGCACACTCACCTCCAAAGATGCGCCGGCCGACACCGTAGCGCCACCTTCTCGTGCTGATGTGGAGACAAATCGTTCAGCGATCACCACAACACCCTTCGCGCCGTTATCAAGCAAGAATTGACGAGACTCTTCCACGTCGCTTTGCTTGGACGTATTGAGCTTCACGCGAACAAAGTTTCCATCAACAATCAGCGGTATTTCTTCTGGATCGGTTGAAGGATCAATCTCGACAAACTCAGGTGCGTGACTCTTGTGCCACTTCACACCCTCGTCAGACACAATCAGAAAACCCGCCTTTGAGCCAATGTCAGACCATGTGTGATGCGTGAGGGCTCCAATAGAATAGACACCGTTGCCGAAGTCCTTGAAGTTGTGATAATGACCAGAGAACACACGTCTGAATCCAAGTGATGCAAGATACGCTGCGTCCAGACCGTGATCGGGCACACCGAGAATCACACCGTCGATCGGAGCGTGAAGGATCAAGTCGCACTCAGACACAACAGAAGGGTCTATCGCATCAAGCTTCAACTTGAGCTCGGCAACATTCTTCTGCCAAGGTATCAATATAAAATCTTCGCTCGAAAGCGTCTCCGCCTCATTGATAACATAACAACCGACATCCTCAAGCGAAGTGATTGCGCTCGAAATGCGATCAGCCTCTTTGCCTTCAAGATCGTGATTACCTGCATTTATGACGATTTTGAAGCCATCTTTGATAAGGTCACGGTAGCAGTCCTTTGTTGGATTCAGCACCGACGGGGGCAGACTGCCACGAACATGAAACAGATCACCGCCATGAATGATCGTGTCACCTCCAGCCTTTCGTACTTCGGCAGCGCAACGCCTTGTCTCGTCCAGAAGAATCTGCAATCGTGAGTTCACGCCATTTGGCAGAGTTTCTGAAAAGGCAGACCAGCTATGGTGATGACTATCTGAGATAATTCCGTAAGGGCGCATATTAAACCTCACACTCGTCTGGAATTTCAAAATATTCACCTTCGGTATAAGGCACTGACGCAACGTAATACCCGATGCTGTTTACATAACGGTATCCGGAAACAACACAGGTGCAGCCGTCATCACCATCAACCAAAGTCCACACGAGTCGTTCATCGAACTTACCCATCACAAACCTATACTCTTCGCCGTAAGTTTCAAACATGAAACCGTCACTTGAGGCGTTTTCATCAAAGTGATTCTTTACCGGCTTGAACTTCTCAAGAAAATGCTCCCAACTTATTATGCTCATATAACCTCCATCAGTCATAAGTGACTTATCAACCAAACTTATAAAAAATATGCTGCCCTATTACTGCAACCTTCTTCATTCCACGATCTTTAGTGACAACCGTACAGACTCGATCAGCATCGTGACCGGCACGATTCCAAGTAACCTGCGCAACGGCGTGCTGCCCCGCAAGCGGTTGTTTGCGACTTTCGTGATAGATGTTGAGGCTCAGACAAACGAGCGCTGCTGCGAGAACCATAGCGTCCCTTTCAATTTGTTACTGCGATGTAAGTATGATAATCGAGTAAGTCAGGAGTGACTATCTTATTTTAACGAATTTTTACCGTCTTTTCGATGTACTCAATGGTCGAGAATGGATTGACTCTGAACTTTGCCAATGGCAAACCTCGCTGACGAGTCTGCTCATGACGAGCAAATGAGTACGGACTACTGAAGAAATCATCAATTAGGGCAATCCAAAATTTCTTTGAACTTCCCTTTCCTGTGACCACGCCGGCGGCAATTGCGCCGGCTGTCTTTGCCTTTTCGAGTACCGCAACGTCTAGCAGCCATGCGTTTGTCTTTCTACACACATCACGACTGCGCCTGTGAGCGAGATACACACCACTGCCGGCATCTAGGTAATACATGCCGGCGAATTCGCCATTAACCGTATGCGGTACTCGAATCATTAAATTCTCCGTAGTGAAATTACCGTTGTTTTCTTTTCAACGTTTACAATGTGAGGCCCGTGAATTCGTAACAACACTTTAAAAAGTCTCTCGGCACTCTGCACACCTGAACCTTCCGCTATCTGGCTATGATTGCCTTCGGAGTGAAGCAGTAGCATTTCCCCAAGCTTACCGACATCAATAGCCTCAACGACAGCTTTGCCAAATACCGACTTTTCCTTCTCATTCATAAGCAGGACTTCCTCACCGACCTTCAGCCTCGATGCGTAAAATCCGCCAATTCTAAATGTGTTGAATTGCTCTTCAACGCCCAATACAGGCGGTATAAACCCAATAACTCTTATTTCCATGACGCCCTCTATCAGTGAGTGAGACACCCAATGATAGAGGGGTGGTGGCTTATTTTGGCAACAATGCCGTCAATTCAGCTTGCAACCCTTCCTTTTCAACCTTTTCAGCAAGCGCTTTTTTGTAATAACTTTTACCGTCAGTCCAAGTTACACGCGCACCGCCTGATGGTATCAATTTCTTATCCACCAGATAGTCGATCAGGCTCGTGGTGGTATCGAAGCTTGCTGCGCCCAATTCGTCAAACGACATACGCAGCGAAGTCTCACTAAATGGCTTCGTCAATTTAGACTTCACGCACTGAATCGAAACCATCTGCCCAACAAACTCTTTCTCACCGCCACGCTCTTCCATGATCTTCTTGCGTCCTAGAGCCAGACGAGCGGTAGCGTAGAACTCCATCGCCTTACCGCCTGGGGTTGTGCGAGGATCGCCATACACAACCCCAGGCTTCAGGCGCATCTGATTCAGGTACAAAAATGTCGCATTACTTTCTTCGCAGAAGTGAGCCATAGACTTCAGCGTAGTCGATGTAACGCGAGCCAAAGCTGTCGTGTCGTTCATTGAAAGTTCGTCCAATTCCTTATCGGCGACCGACTTTGGTAAAGCTGCGGCAATCGAGTCGAATACGAACAAGATTGGCGCGTCTTTTGAAATTGCGCCAGATGCACGAATCAGACGCGCTGCCTTACCTGCAATCATATTGCCCTCCTCCCAAGTCTTAGGCTTGTGATAAATCCAGTGAGGGCGTTTTGTATTCAGGCCAAACCCTTCCGCCAAATGAACGTCGAAAGATCGCTCCCAATCAATGAAGCCGGCGACGCCACCCATTCGTTGAGCCTCAACCATCCACTTCGTTGCTAAAGCAGTCTTGCCCGTTGAGGACTCGCCGAACATTTCAACCATGCGACCGAATGGCAAACCGCCATCATAGCGACCAGACATGATTTTGTTCAGCGGTGGAAAGCCCGTGTCAATAAACTGCGATACCGCTTGGTTGCCTGCGTTGTCGCCCAACTCTTTAAGCAGCGCTGCTGCCAAGTCATCTGATGCGCTCATTAGAAATGCTCCTCTTTAGTTTTTTCAGGTTCGACAACTTCATCTTCTTCCATCATCAGCTCAAGACTTTTCGCCACGTCTGCCGTCTTCCAGTAAATTGCAGCGAATGCAAAAACAAGCGCAGACCCATAGCGGCCAGCCATCGCGAAAGCCAAAGTCATAAAGAAGAAAAAATTCTCCATAATATTCAACACAATGCCAATCAACGCTACTTTCATAAAATGAAAATTCATACTATTTCCCTTCAAACGGACTGCAAAAATGATCCAAGTTTCTCGTGATGCTGGCAAAGTTCAACTCTTGGCACAGTCCTTCAAACTCGATTTTATTCAATGGTTCGGAAACGATCGTCACGTCCTTCGGGTCAGGCTTTACAACCTTCAACAACTGCATCATCCTCAGATTGCGGTTGAAAATGATTCGCCCCTGTCCGGGCCACTCGCTCATGTACTTCTTGATCGCCTTGTCGTCAAAGTCATCGCCGGTATAGTTGATAGCCCACTGCTCTTTCGTCTGATCGCACCGCCCCTTCCACAGATTAACGTGGGGCTTCTTGGTGGGGATGAATGAACCGTCGTCACACTGAGCCCAGAACGCACGAACAGAACCGAACTCAGCTATGAACTCTGGCGCACCTTTTTCACCGATACCACCAACGCCAGAAATGCAGTCTGACGAATCGCCTTGCAAACACTTAGCTTCAAGAAAGCCATAAGGCGTTTTGCATCCGGTGTAGTCTGTGAAATTCTTCATCGTCACAATCTTGGCGTCGTCGCGCAAATCTCGCCACGTAACGCCTGGACGAACAAGCTGAAGCCAATCGCCGTCACCGGTAATTAGCACAACCTCGTTACCTTCTTTTGCCATAAGCTGCGAAACAAGCAGTCCAGCAAGATCATCAGCCTCGTGCGTTGATGCCGTCATTTGACGAATTCCGAGATACTTCAATGCTTTTGTGATGTATGGACGCTGCTCGGCGTAAGCTTCGCGAACCTCCTTCTTTTTTGGATCATTGTCACGATTGCTCTTGTATTCAGGACACAGGTCAAACCGCCACTGAGCTTTACCGTCCCAAAGAACAATAATTTGATAGCCTATGTAAGTCGTGCGCAGTTCGCGCATGGTCTTAATGAAGCCAAAAATCGCTTGCGTTTGAAGACTGCCTGACGTGAGCTTTGTCGCGTGGTGAGCGGCATACCCAACAGAGTTGCCGTCAATTATCAAAGTACGACTCATATTTTCTCCTTCAGATGAAAACTGCCCAGATTAAGAGGCAGTTTTCGTTCACAGCTACAGACGATTAGCCTTCAGTGCCGGTGCTGTCTTCAAACTCGCCAAGCAGATCATCAAGCTCGTCATCAAGAGCCGGTGATGCTTTTGCGGCCTTGATGTTGCGCTCAGATGCTCGCAAGCCTTCTTCCCGCTGATCATCAAGCGAACTCGCAGATGTTTTTGGACGATCTTCAGCAGATGCCGGTAACAAGCCTGCAACATTGTTGATGGCGTTCAGAGCACGTTTCTGGTTTTCCTCGTTCTCTTGCAGAACGTATTCGTCCAGATTGTTCAACTTGCCCATTACGTCATCAGGCATAGTCGAACGCTTGGCGCTGATCTGAACCGTGTACTTGGTGGTCAAACCTTTGCCATCGCGGTTGATTGTGATGATCTGAGGTTTTTCCTCGTCAAACACGCCAGACGCCCACTCTTCAACGATTTCAACAATCTGACCGAAGACAGATTTGCCAACTTCGAGAATTTGAGGGGTTTTTGCTTCTGTCGTATCCAGAGCCAGTACGTTCAACAAATACTTCTGCTTACGCGCACCGCAAGCCGCTTCATCCAACTGCTTCAAAGTTTCCTCGTCACCAGCATCGGTCATACGAACGGCCTTGCCGATACCTTCGCAAACGGGACATGGGCGACCGTAAGTTGCGTCCATGCAAGGGTAGACCGCCTGAATGACACCAGCAGAGTCCTTGATGAAGTGTTGCCCAAACTCGTGAAAGTAGACGTGCTCTTCGCCTTTGCGCCAGCCTTGCAGCAGAACGTAGCGATTAGCGCCTGGATTTGGTTTGAGAGTTTTTGCCTTTTGTTTCAAGGCGGCCTTTTTCTGTTTCATAAGACCCATGAGTTTGCTTGTATCCATTGCCATGATGTTTGCTCCTTGTTGAGATTGAATTTAAAAGTTAATGCCTTTAGATTTTCAGTACGCGACAACCAACCATTCGGAGGATCACCGCGTACCGTTTACCGTTTCAGCAACTATATTATAGCTCACTACTGACTTACGTTACTTGGGAAATGTTACGCGGCTTCCCGTTTTGCCGACGACAGTGCGCGACTACGAAAATCGTCACGTTCACTTTGTTTTTCGAGAACGCGAGCGGCGCCCTTGTATTCATCACGCCGATCTGCACCCAACTGAATAATCATGTCGCGGCGATCCTTCAGGGCTTCGACGTTTTGCTTATTTATCGAGGCGATCGTGCCGGCTTCAATGACGGTATTCTTTGCCTTGAACCAGCGAGAGTCGAGCTTGACGGCGTTTTCAACCATCTTCTCAGTAACTTTCTCGCCTGAAGCCACCAACTCCTTACGGTGGTGGTCGTACAGCGTTGCCTCTACAACCTCGAAGCGAGCCTTCAAGCGATCGTGCTGCGCCTCTGCACGGGCGGCTAATGTGCCGTAATAGGCACGCAGACCGCTTTGTTCGTACATACACGAATCCAGAGTTTCTTCAGTGACGCGAATGTCCTTGATGAACTTGGAAGAATCGACGTAATGTTGAAGACCGCTTGACGCTGTTTTTGGAACATCTTCATCAAGCTCGTCCGAAGCAGCAGTCTCTTCAACAACTTCCGCAACAGACTCTTTCACCTTAACCGGCGCTTCTTCGTCCACTAACTGCTCAGAAACACTCTCAACAGGCACTTCTTCGACCTTAACAGGCTCTTCGACCTCGACTACGGTCGCAGCAGGCGCTTTCGCAACAGCCTGGCTTTCGACAATCTTCGCGCTCTCCTCTTCGAGCTCCGCCATCAGCGATTCGATTTCGTCATCCGATACGTCAATTTCTTTTACTGCCATTTCGCTCTCCTTACGTTATTGTTGCGACAAAATAATGATACATATTCAAGTCAGGAGCATAAATCATTCCTGACTTATCTCCTACTCTAGCATTTCTGCGACACGTTTGAATACGGAATCCAACACCTCTGACTTCGATGGATCAAAAACCAATTGTTGCGCATTCAGGCCACAAACTATCGAGGCATCGAGCTTCGGATCATAGATCACCTTACCGGCGAGCTCCGCAGTGCCACCTTTCATTCCTGGCATAAAGAATTTGATCGCAGCAGAGCCCAGAGCCACAATGATCGCAGGCTTCACAATCTCAAGCTCATGCTCAAGGTAGTGTCTGCACCCATTTAGCTGCTCACTGGTCAAGAACTTGTCAGACTTTTTGGCCTTGACTAAGGTCGTGTAATAACCGTCACCAGCAGATAAACCAGCATTCTTGATCGCTGCTTTAACAAACGCGGCAGAATCGCCTTCAAGCAGCTTATCAGCCCTCTCTTCTTGCCACGAAGGACAATCCGAAACCACCATAAACTTCACCGTGGACTTCAAGCGAATGGTTGGGTGAGGCTGACTTGCAAGAGAGCATCCATCGCATTTTTTGTACTCCTGAACGAGAGAGATTATCTTGGCACGCAAAAACTTGTCCGATACATCGGTTGTTCTGTCTGACTTAACGGAGTCGATAATCAGTCCAGGCATAAGCTCGGTTTGATCCTTGCGGCGCTCAAAGTGTCGCGCAGACTTTGATCCAGCTTCAATCGCAGCATAAGCACCGACAAGACCAAGGTTCGCCACAACGGTAGCGTTTACTTTAGAGCCCTGCTCAAGCGCCGCCAACTCAAACTCTCTTGCAGTATCGAAGCGACCCTTGACCGGAGACTCCAAGTCCATACCCCATACCTCTTCAACCGTGCCGTCACGCTTTTTCTTCTGACGAATAACAACCCAATCACGATTGCGCTCACGAAGCTCCGCAATTCGCAGCGCGGTATTTTCAGAGATACCCTTCACCGCCGAGAATGGTGCGAGAATGTGCTTATCGTCAGGAATGGTGAACTTGTCGCGAGACAGGTTAATGTCTGGCGGAAGAACCTCAATGCCGCAACTACGTGCGTCCGTAACCAATCCTGGCAACTTGTCCTCTTTCACGATACTCATACACGCAGCAAAGTATTCAGCTGGATAGCGACAGCGAACCCACATTGTCCATACCGAGATAATGGAGTATTCGACAGAGTGCGACTTATTGAAACCATAACCAGCAAACGCCTCAATCTTATCAAACAGATTACCCGCCTGCTCTTCTTCCATTCCGGACTTGATCAGACAGCCGTCAATCCACTTCTGACGCATTTCAGCCATCTTTTCACGGTCCTTCTTACCCATCGCTTTTCTCAAGTGATCAGCTTCAGCCCCAGTAAAGCCGGCAAGATCGACTGACAATTGCATGACCTGCTCCTGATACACAATAACGCTGTATGTGCTACCGAGCGCCGCTTCCATATTGGGATGATCATAATATGGCGACTTGTAGCCTTGCTTAATCGCAACAAAGTCATCCATCAGACCTGAGTCCATTGGGCCAGGGCGGTACAGTGCGGTTGCGGCAGATATGTCTTCAAAGGTCAGGTCGCCACCTTCGGCAAGTGACTTCAGTAACTTACGCATGCCTGGGCTTTCAAATTGAAACACGCCTGTCGTGTCGCCACGCGCAAACGCATCCATTACATCTTTCTCTTCGAGTGGAATCTTGAGGTAGTCAACTATAATGCCGTGACGCTCCTTGATGTACTGCTTGGCTATCTCAAGAACATCGAGCGTTGAAAGCCCAAGAATATCCATCTTGATCAGCCCCCAATCTTCAACAACTCGCTTGTCCCAATTTACGACCGCCGATTCTGCGCGAGTCTCAACGACCGCACGTTCAACGAGAGGCTCACCAGCAACAACGATACCTGCGGCGTGCTGACCAAACGAACGCATAACACCCTCAAGGCGCAGCGCGTGACCCCAAATCTCAGGATTAGTGTCTCTGAACTTCTCAAGCTCCGGAACAGCGGCAGCGGCCTCGGTCAACGTAAAAGTCTGACCGTGATCTTTTGGAACAAGCTTCGTTGCCATTAGGTCGATGCCGCTCATGCCATATACTCGACCAGTGTCGCGTAAAGCAGAGGCAGAAGCGAGCGTTGAGTAGTTCGACACACCGGCAACGTGATCAGCGCCGTACTTTTCAATCAGGTACTCAACGACCAAATGTCGCTTGCTGGACATGAAGTCAAGATCGGCATCAGGTAAGTCAAGACGCTCAGGATTAATGAAGCGCTCAAACAGCAGATCAAATCGAATTGGATCAACGTCAGTGATGCCAAGTAAGTACGCGACCAGCGAACCACCGACAGAACCGCGTCCTGGGCCAACGATGATCGAATTCTCTTTCGACCACATTACCAAGTCCTCAACCAGCAAAAAGTAGCCAGAGAAGCCCATCTTCTTCAAAACACTCAATTCGTATTCGAGGCGAGCCTTGTACCTTGGCATCAGTTCTGCGGGCGGCAGATAACCGAGAACCGGATGCGTGAAGCGGCGCTTCCAGCCTGCCAGACACTTTTTGCCAAGTGTCATGAACTCATTGTCTGACATTTTTGGAAGACAAGGCGCTTTCTTCTCAAATTTGTAATTGCACATATTGGCAAGAACTTCGATATTGCGAACACCATCACCCCAAGCCTTCGATGCGTTTAGATCGTTCCATTCGACCTGACGCTTATGTGCAAGCTTAACCCGCTCAAGAATCTTTGTCGGCGCGTCGAGACAGAAGTCCTTCACGTACTGCTTTGGACGATACGTTACGGAAAGCTGAGTGTTGCTGGTAATGGCGTTCAATACCTGTAACGTGTCGGCATCGTCATTTTCGCGATACATTGCGGGGTATGTGACCAATGTCGGTGCGCCGACATACTCAGCCGCCTTGATCGCTTTCTCGTTAAGCGTATCGAACAGCGGGGTATTGATTGGGCAAAGCTCCGCAAAAACCTTATCGCTGCCAAACTTATGCAGCAACTTTGTCAGAATCAGAACGTGATCAGGGTGGTGAAACAGATTAAACATGTCGCCGGTAGAGATTGCAACGCCCTTCATATCCAGCACATCATTCAATCCAACTCGCGAATGGTAATAGAAGTGATCGGCGCGACCGCCAATAGACAACAACTTCATCAGAGAGTTGATGCCTGTCTCGTCAATCACGTAAGCCTTTAGAACATACGAATGATTGTCATTCGGCGCAATGCCAGATGCCTTTGAAGGCAAACGGTACAGTGGGTCATCATAGACGCGAATTCTGCAACCGATGATGGGCTTAATGCCGGCCTTCTTTGCCTTGTTGCTGAAATCAACCAGCGCGTGAATGGACATCATGTCCACCAGCGCAACGGATTCGTAGCCTAACTCTTTGGCGCGATCGACCAAGTGATCAATTTGAAGCAGCGACTCGCCAATAGAGAAATCGCTTCTTACCGCTAGTGCATTGTTTAAATTCATATCTTCCTCTTATTCGCGATTGCAGAATTCATATTACGACCTCAATTCAGGAGCAGCAACGATACGACCAGCGATTTCCTGCGCTATGCAAAAATCAAGCAGAATCGGTAAAGTGATAGATACATGAGAAGCTGCGGCGCTGTCGCCCATTTCGGTTTTGGTTAAAAATAACTCTTTCAATTCGCGTTTATCAAAGCCTCCGTCAATCAGACCGTCAATCGCTACAGACATAAAACGTGGCCGTGAATTCGCTAGAGCGTTGCGCCCCTCCTGAATACCTTCTTTTATCTTTTCAATCAGACCTTGATTACACAGATTGCGAGCCTGCTCTCGCGGCTTAATCTTCATCTTCGCAAGAATCAATTCATGCTCGACCGGAATCGAAAACTTCACAACCTCAACGCCAGTCACGCGCTCTACCGGCTGAGTAATCTTCGCCTCAACTTTTGAGGCGAGCTCCTCAGCCGTCATACGACGAGCCATTTTTCGCTTTGCGTCGTCATGCCGCTTCAGCAAGTCAGTCACATTAACAAGCCCTCTTATTGACTCAAGCGTCTTCAGAGACTCGTCAGAGCACGCCTCAAAATGAGAGCATGTCTTGCAAATGTCAGAATCGTGCGAAAACACACTTGCTGCGCCATAACATCCCGGAACACCTTTGGCTTCACTCACTTGATTCCCCTTATCGCAGATTTTTTTAACTCAAACCTTGCCTTACTTACCGACGCTTCGCTGACTCCAAGCAAAACAAGAAAATTACAAATAAAACTCATATCAATTGTCTGTCTTGCTCTTTTTTGCTGTCCGGCTTGTCGAGTCAACCCAACATGAGCAACGCAAGCCTCAAATTCGCGCTCAAGCTCTTTGGGCGGGTCAATTAGCCAACGCGCAATCAATGAAGCGAGAGGCGATAGGTTAGAAAGCATCCTACTCAACGACTGAGAAGTGGAAAGCTCACTCTCTGGCGTTTGACGAGAGCATGTTAAAATATCAAAGTCATCAATATCTGTGCCTGTTGCGCTACTATACCGATGTGCCATTTCTTCAACAGACCTGACTCCATTATCGACTCGTTCCTCCTTTACCTTCTCGGCGATTTTGTTGATCTGGTTGTAGGCTGCGCGAGTGTAGTAACTTGAAAACTTATACCCACACTCTTCAGAAAACCCATCAAACGCCTTTACAAAAACAACGCTTAACTCCTGCACAAGATCGTCATAGTCTACCGGCGCACCCATCGCAACAAGTCGCCCATAACCTTTTCTCGCCGCGTAATGCACGAGCCCCACATGAGTGGTGTAGTATTTGTTTAACTCATTGCGGTCCATGAGATTAACCAAATATTCTCTGAGCGAGGCCATCAATTACTTCGCGATCCACGCGAGATAGCTTATTGATAAACGATAGCGTCAGACCTTGACGGAACGAGCCACGCTTAACACCGATCTTGGCCGCGTAAATCAAGGTGCGTGGCGAAATAACGTCACTGACCTTTGCGCCGTCATACGCATCACGAACAAGCCCTGCGAACTCAACCATCTTGTCAGCGTCCTCTTTAACCAGACCAACGTGATTTTGAAGAATTTGCGACTCAGCCTTCTTGTTCATGTACTGCTTGTTCACAACCATGCCGAAGCGGTCGTAGTTGGCGCTGTTACCGATAACCGTACCTTGATACAGACCAGTTTCGTCACCGGAGCCATTTGTGTTACCTGTAGCAACGAAGCGAAAGTTCGGGTGAGGCTTGATAATGCGCATCGTTACAGGTGCTTCCTTGATGACCAGCGGCTTACCTTCGAGCACGGCTTGATAGACCGAACTTACAGAAGGCAGCATGAAGTCATATTCATCAGCGCAGTACGTCCAGCCGTTGATCATCGCAAGAGGCAATTGACCGTATTCAAATACAGTGTGACCATCTTTCACCGTCCACTGACCGACAATGTGGCTCTCTTCAGTGTTCACGGTATGCTGAACGCGAACGTATGGGCGACCAGTGCGTGCCGCTACCTGCTCATGCAGTTCTGATTTACCAGCGCCCTTGTGACCCCAGACGTAGCAAGGAATATTCAGTTCTTGCGCCAAGATCACGTTTTTCAATTCGTCAATATCGAAGACGTAATTGTCAGATATGTCCGGTACAAAATCCTGACACGAGCTATTGACCAGAACGCCGATGGGTATCGCTTCGCCTTTTGCAGACATTGCAGACTTAACCTTGCCAAGACCAAAAACTTCGTGAAATGCCTTTTTAATGATCGAGTCTTTGGGCGCGACAGTTGCGGAGGTCGCCATTTCAAATTTCAAACCAGAGGCTTCAGCCGGTGCTGCCGCTGCGGCACGCTTTTCTGCACGCTTTTCTGCAAGCTTTGTCTGAGCAAATTCAGACATGAGCGGAGCTTCTGGGAATTTAGCCACGTACTGCTCGGTGGTCATTTCGGGGTGATCCTTCTTCAAGTGCAGTTGAACTGAGTGAATTTGAGCTCCGCAAATTGCGCAAGTGATTTTGTCTGTTGACATATAAGTCTCCTAAAATTTGATTCAGTGCAGCAACATTGCTGCGACAGAAGAATAATAATCATTTCTGTCAGGATAGACAAGTCACTTGTGACTTATCCTGACGGTTATCCAATTAAGCTACCAGCAAGTGACGCAATTCCTTGATAACCTGATTTGGCAACTCGGTCACGTCATTTATAACCAAGTTCTTTGGGTAGAACTTGCGAACTGACTCATCCATGATGCCAATACCGACAACCTTCACTCCTGACTTAGTTACCTCGGCAACAACCTTAGTCAAGTGCGTCCGCATTGCGCAACTATCGCCGTAAGCACTTGGTGAGCCGTCCGACAGTACGATCATCACCTTGCCTGTTTCGCGCCTTACCTTGAGACGATGAGCGGCGACCTCGACACATTCGCCGTCCACGTTGTTTCGTAAAATGCTTGAGTTAGGCAACCAACCAAAGCGGTCACGAACTGGTGCGGTTAGGCGCTCATCGAAAGACTTCAGTATCGGCATATACAATGGCTCGCTTCGCGAAAAATTGCGCCCAAGCTTTTTAACCTCCGCCTCAATAGCGTATCTGTCTTCAGAGCTACCGCCGGTCGTGAAGCAGATCACCTCATGCTTGATGCCAATACGTTCGAGAACCTGCGACAGCGCATAGGCCGCCTGTGTCGCCAGATGAATTTTCGCACCAGCCATCGAACCAGACGCATCAATAACCAAAGACACCGCCACGTCCTTGCTGTTCGCTTCGTGCTTTTTGCGAAACACACGATCGTCGCCACAAGCTAAACGAGAAAGGTTAGCGGCGTGCATACGGCCGGAACGACGACCGTTTTCCCACTGAGACAAAGAACGGGCAGCTATGGCGCGTTCAAGGTCTTTTTGCAGTGGCCCAACCATGTGATCAACCTTATCTGCCAAGCTAACAAACATTTCAGGGCGGTAGTCTCTACCAACCTTCAGAGGCTCAACAACATCGTCGTCCTTTGTAAAAACAAGGTAATCAGACTCTTTAGCCATACCAAGAGCGGAGTCAGAGATTACGACCGACATTGCCTCGTCAAAGCCGTTTGCAGAATCTTTATCAACCGCAGCCATGATTGCCGACGTGTCGCCAAGCTCAACTTCTTTATCGGAAGAGTCGCTTTCAGTCTCGTCTTCGGCGTCACCTTCAGAACCGCCTTCTTCAGAATCATCTTCGCCTTCTTCAGAATCATCTTCGCCACTCTCTGACTTTTCTGATTTTTCACCTTCATCAGACTCGCCTTCGTCTTTACTTTCCTCGTCAGACTCGCCTTCCTTTTCTTCAGATTTGGCTTTAGACTCTGGTGCTTTACCTTTACTCTTGGTCGATTTTTTAGACTTCGATTCGCCTTCACCTTCGTCACCAGCGCCATCTTCATTCTTGTCTTCCGACTTTTTATCACTCTTATCGCCACTGCGAAGGCGCTTTTCAATTTCTTGCGCAAGCGCAAAACACTCTTCGGTAGACGAGGCGCGTTCTATTTGCGATTCCAAATCTTTGATTTTTTCATAAATCGGCTTTACGCTTTCCATCTTGTCACGCATGAACTCTTTGAAGAGCCACTGACCAGACATTGCGCGAAGCAGCGGAACAAGCAGTACGCCGACTAGCTTATTCATATCGCCCTCTTCCATCGCCTCTTTCATTTTCGGTACGGTGAACTTGTCCAAAAAGAACTTACCAGTGACAGACAGGTTACTTGCGCATCCGGCGAACTTCTTACCCATGCACTTTTCAACACGAGGGTCTTCAAGAGCATTCAGCATTTTTCCACAACCTGCCTTGTTTGCCTTTTGCATGACTGAAAAATCGCTAAACATAATGTGAGCAACTTCGTGATCCAAGAAGCCTTGAATCGCATAACACAATTCGTCAGTTGCGTTATCTGGTAAATATGGAAGGTTGACCAGAATTGGTCGACCCATATGATCACCTCTAACGTAAGCGGTAACTCCTCGCTGAGTTACCTTAATGCCCTTGCCGGACAGCATTTGTGTGATTTTCACTACCGCATCGCGGAGGACTAATACTCTATCGCTCATTCTCTTCCCCTTTAAGTCACTATTGACTGAACAATTACATGATACTCAGACAGGTCAGGAAGAGCAAACAACTTTTTAATTGCCCAAGGTGAGAGTATCGAGACTTTGCAACATTCTCACCCTGGAAACGAGGTTACTGGATTACCGCCGCCCTGCCACATGCGGTATTAACAATGGAAAAAACTTCGCCATTTTCATCTTTAACTATATGAATCAAGGCTGAACCAATATCTATACTTGAAATTGTTTCGGTTGTCTCAACTATACGGCAATAATTTTCCAAACTAATCTCATCAACTGCGAGCTTTTCGTAACTCATAACATCTCCTTATATAAATATACACAAACATCAAAACGAATCAATCTTACACTAAACTTACATATAATCACAGTAATTATAGTCATTTTTTACTTACTTTTTTCAATATTTTTAAACAAACCATACACAAACAAGAAAAGGCTCACAACTCATAAGAAACTACCTATACATAAATAAGAAAAGTACGATTGGGAAAATTAATATATTATTTTTTAAAAAACTACTTCACCACTAGGTTATTTTTTCTATAATACGCTTAAGTAAGCAATATGTTGCTAACCCACAAAATTACGACTAATTAAGTCAATAGGAGAAAATGATGGTTGAAAAAACTGTTAATACGAAGCACTCTAATAACATTACAAAGAAAACAAGATCGGTAGCAGAGTATATCTCTTGGCAAATTGCGCTTTGCGGAAAGCCGCAGTTGGACATAGCGGTAGAAGCCGGTTTCGAGAAACCGAACATCGTAACGATGATCAAGCAGGGCAAGACAAAACTACCACTGGGCAAAATAGGCAAGTTCGCAAAGGCCATCGAGGTTGATCCAATGCACTTGCTCAAACTTTGCATGTCGGAATACTGGCCCGACACATGGAATGAAATAGAAAGCATCTCAAAACAACCCGTACTTACCAACAACGAAATTAGCATTATTATGGAGATTCGCGAGTGTGGGGCGGGCAATCCCAAGATCAGCACAGATGAAGACAGAGAGCGTTTGGCTGTATTCGTAAGTACACTCAAAACAGACAATCAATAATTCAATGGCGGAAAAATGATAGGGCGCTCACTGTAGCGCTCTATTTTGGCTTGCAAAAGTAAGTCATAACTGACTATAATTTCGCCTGTTGAAACTTTGCAAGCGTTGCTATGAAAACATTTGACGTTGCCGCATGTGCGGACTTCCTTAAAATTCACCGAACCACAGTCCTAAAGCTTGTGGCGTCTGGCGACCTTCCAGGCGCAAAGATAGGCCGCGCCTGGGTCTTTCTTGAAACAGACTTAATCGACTATATACGCAACGCCATTCGCTCACAGAGTCACGTCACAACTAAGCCACAAGTGACTGAAGCTATGCGAGCAGAGCCAATAGGTCGTAAGCGAAAGGTTGCGCCAGACCTCTCTGCATACACGTCACCACATCTTTCGCGCCAAATCTGACGCCCTAAGATTTGCATAGCGACCCAACATTTGAGTGCTGCTGTGTCCGGTGATCTTCATAATCTCAAAGTCCGACATTTCCGTTCTCTCGAAAAGTCTACTGGTCGCCTCGTGGCGCATGTCGTGAAAGTTTAAATCAACACAGCCGGCCGCCTCAAAGATTCTGGTGAACTGGTGCGACAGTGCCGATGTAACTTTCTCATATCGCTCCTTTGGCAAAAGCATAGCGATCTTCTTCTCAGCGAGCCATGGGAATAGATACCCACCGTCAAACGTAAACAACTCCATTCCTCTTCGCTTTGCAAGAACGTGCTCCGTATAGGTAATCAGGCTCGCGATGGCAACAGACGACAGCGGCACCTGTCTGCTTTTGCCATTTTTGGTTTTTTTAAGAAAGATTGTCGCATTCTCAATGTCCACCATGTCCATTTCAATTGAATAGATTTCACTGAGCCGCATTGCTGATTCAACAGCAAGATCAAACACGCACTCGATAGCCGCTTGGTAATCAAGCTTAAACGCCCTTTCTCGGCCCTCTGGCTTAACCTTGTTCATCACCGCCCTAATTCGCTCTTCCTCACCAGACTCAAGGCGTCTGATGCGCCCTGCGCTGTGCTTAACCTCCAACGTGTCATCTTTAGCAATGACGGCCGCATCTGCTGGCGTATAGGCGGAATACCCCTTCGGCAACAGTCTGAGAGGGTTTGGAGCAAGCTCCGCAACACCCTGCGTTATTGCCCAGTCAAAACACCGAGCAAGCGCACCGACATTATGTCTGATTGTGGATGGGGACAAATTAGCCACGCGCTTCATCGAGCTTATCCATGACTCGATCCACTTGTAGTTGACGAGTCTTATACTTACACCGCCAACCTTATTAAGCAAACCACTCAGGTAATCAGTATCGCAGGACGTGACGTGACGCTCGCGCATATATTCACGAATAAGATCGCCAATTGAAGAATACTTCTTCACATCGTCAAGAAGCTCTGGTGGCACGATACCGGCATCGAGCAACGACTCGACATGTTTGCCGTAAGCGATCGCAGCCTCTTCCGTATCGAATGTCCAATACCACGGCTTTTCTCTTACTGCTTTTCTTTTCACGGTCAACTCAAAGCGACCGCCTCTTGGCTTAATTGACGCCATAACGACTCCCGTTCGCCCACATGGGCTGATTATTGTAACTCACGTCCTTGCACAAAAGTATGGTTAGTCGGTAGGTTCTGCCTACCGAGCAGCCGACTTGATGCGACTTTTGGCGACTTTAGACGATAATGGGCAAATAAAAAGCCGCCCGAAGGTGGCTTAACTTGTTGATTTTGTGGTGCATTTTGTTTTTTACTTCAGATGGTGAGTGGATTTGCAATCCGTCCGGTTATCTTTAGAATCAGTAACTTACAAGCTTCGCCTACTAACTTGCCTACCGATATTTGGAGGTGCGTCCCAGAGTCGAACTGGGCTAACGTGATTTGCAATCACGGGCATAACCGATTTGCTAACGCACCACAAACCAACGGACAGCATAGTACCTTATACAGTGATCTTCGTCCACTGCTCTTCCCAAGAGCTCGCCTCAACATCTTCGTCTATCCAGATCAAGCGATCACAGGCAACATCAAGCTCGCACCACAATAATCCAAAAACCTGACTAATCATCCACTCAAGATCAAACAACTGCTGTGGCTTACCGCCAATCTCGATCCAGAACACGTACTTGCAGGCTATATGTACAGGTTGAGATTTTAAAATATGCACCGCATACTCCGATAGCTCACCATTAACAACCATAGACCTCGCATCACTCCACGTCAGAGAGATAACGCTATCGGGGTACATAGATGTGTCCAATCCAAATAAAACTGCGGCAGGACAAGGGCGAGGCAACTTCTCAAAGCCGCGACGCAACTGTCCTGCCGTCATTCTTGCGTAATTGTGTCCAGTCATACTTCCTCCTGGACACAAGTATAGCCTAGTCGCGTCTTACGGGAACATGAATGGCGCTTGCCATGACTAGAGTCAAGACCTGATCCATAACAATATAAGCATTCATTTCATCAAAGCTTGGAATGTAAAGATCATACTTGTCTTGAGTGCTTTTGGCGTTAATTGACCAGCCGGCCTCAACTGACAGCATTACATTAAAGCGTGCCGAATAAGTCAATAGTGCTTTATCGTTTACCGATGGGTCGGTTAAGCTAATCTCGGACAAGAAGCGACGCAGAAATCTGTCACCAATGACTTCTGGTGGGCAGTCAATAAATAGAGAGATGAACTTAATTCCATTTTGTTTTGCGAACTCCTTAATCTGCTTTTTACCTTCAGGCTCAACGACAACGACAACGCTTTTACCAAGCGCAAAAATTCTCTCAGTTTCGGCAACAGAGACGCCGTAGTGGTTTCCGCTAAACTGCACACTCTCCACAAACTCACCTCTTGCAGCGCTTGCGGCAAATGTAACAGCGTCAACGAAATAGTAATCGACGCCATCAACTTCATCTGGGCGAGGCGTGCGCGTGGTTGTGGAAATTACACTCTCGAAGCCAAGCAGCCCAATCATCATTTCCTCAAGCGTTGATTTGCCGGCACAGGATGGGCCAGTAAGCGTAACAATCATTCTACTCATTTCATTTCTCCTATCGTTAAAATAATAAGGGAGCCGAAGCTCCCTTATTTGTCGCGTTAATTAAAAACCATTAAGCGGCTACAGCACCATCATTCATCACCAAGCGCCACTTAGCACCCAAGAACTGCAACACAACTGCGTCATTGCCGTTGAAGGTGATTGTGGTCAAAACGCCAGGCATATGAAGACCGCGCATTGTTACAGTGCCAGCGCCAAACATCGCCAGAGACTTCTTCTGAGACTCGTCACCATCAGGCAAGTACACATCAAACGCGCCAGCAGCATTGAACTGAGTGTGCTCGGTATCCATAGAGATGTAGGACAGGGCAGAGCCCAAGTTCGTGGACTGAGTAATAGTGTTTGTACCGCCGGAAGTCTTAGCGCTTGCAACGGTGAAGCCAGTTGTCGCGCCGTAAGAAGGCGTGCAGGTCAAAGTCGTTGTGCCGTTCGTAGAGAACAGACCAGCGGCAACGCCTGGATATGCAGCTTGAGAAGCCAACAGACCGTTAAACTGAGCAACCAAGGAGGTCAGAGACGCAGCCAAAGAAGCGCCAGGAACAAACTGAACGGCAGTTGGGTTAGCGGCTACAGCCGTCAGGGCTACAGCGCCAAAGGTGATCGAATCGCCAGCGGCCCAGTTGGTGCTCAACAACACACTTGATGCAGACGAAATCACACCGCCTGCTGTAATTACTTCCGGTACGCCGGATTTTCCAGCTTGAATTGCTGGCATTGGTGCTTGAAAGTGTTCAACGGGCACGTACTTGGGTGAATGAGACATCGTATTACTCCTTAAATTAAGTTTGGTAAGTCACGAGTGACTTTATCACAGAAAGAAAAAATGTTCAAGACTTCACCTATATTGAGCCACCTGTCGGCTGATTGACCAATTTACGTGTAATCATTTCCAAAAACCGCGTCATAACAAAGATCGAAACCTCCTGACCTCGATTGTCCAAAACTCGAACAACCCCACCCACTCCAGTGGCGATAATTTGCTCCGTCCAGGGGAATGTTGCCTTAATCGCTTCAAACTCTTTTTGATCCACAACTACTCTCCCTTAATTGCGTTTTCAAATTGCTTGCGAACCTGAGCAAGATCATCGGCAACCGATTTGTCAGTGCGATAACTTTGCTCTGCCATGCGAGGCAAAAACAACGAGTGAAAGTCATTGCTTTCAGACGGGTCAACCAACTCATTCGCACGAACGACGATAATCTTGCCGATGAACTCTTCCGGATTCGCATCAACGCGGTCACGCAAAGCCTCATTCTTTACCGTAGTGCTTACCAGCAAAAGCCCATCACTTGAGCGACAAGCAAATGCACCGGCACGACCTTCGTTCTTTGAGCCAACCTTGCCGGATTCGATGCCAATAATTTCCAGATCGACATCTACTTCAAGCTTGAACTTGATTTGCTCCTTGCTCGTTGTGTCCTTCCAGATCGCGTCAGGATGCTTTAAAATCACGCCCTCTTTACCTTGAGCAAGCAACTTGCGATAATGCGCTGTGGCTGCGCTAATAGACTTCACAACGATCGTTGGAATCAGCATTACCGATCGCTCAACAGCACTAGACCCCTTAAGCTTCAAGATCACACCAGCGAGGCGAGAACGGTACGGAGTGGCGTACTTGCCCTTCGGCATCACTGATGAAAGCGGTATTGCATCCCAGATCAAATATACCGGACGCTCATTTGGGGCAAAATCGCCGCCGCTTTGAATGCTATTCATGACGCCATTGCCGTCAGCGCGATCGCAAAGAACGCCATCACGAAACACGACAATTTCACCGTGATGCTGAAATCCTTCATTCGTGCATAAGCGAATGTCGGCAACCAGCGAATCAAACTTCTCGACCGGCAATTCATTACCCTGACGTGTGGTAATTCGCACAAGACCACCAACTTCGTGATCAATGTTGGAAAACATACCGTCAGCCTTTTCTTGAACGAACACACCTTTATCCCAGGGCCACAGCGACAGGTTGGTGTCTTTCGGCAACGCACAGCGCATATATGGAAACTCTGGAATCAACCCCTTCACCGCCTTGTTACAGGTTGACTCTGAAAAGTCGGCACGCAGATTTTTACGAATGATGCGGCGAAACAGCTCAGCGGAGTCCTCTGTCAGCATGTCAAGCTCGGCGGCCACAACGTCACGCGCATCGTTGCCGGTGAGCTTACGCGAAATCAGATCGTCGAGAATCTGCCAAGTTACATCATCGAACCGCTTAAAGCCTTCGTGCGCTTTTCCGATCGGGAGCTTATTGATACCGAATGTCTTAAATGGATTGTACGTGTACTCAAGCACACGAACGAACTCGGGACTCGCTGCGGCATTCGCTGTCACAAGGGCAACCTTGTCGTTCTTCCCTGGCGTGGCGGCGATATTTTCAATCGCGGCAAAAATAGCATCAGATAACATAATTAAGCCTCTTCACTTTTAAAAGTGCCATCAATAATCGTTTCAGCCTGATCAAGAAACGATTCAACAAAGACGTTAAGAAGTTTTTGAGCAACCTTTGCCGTCTGCTCATCACTGAGGTCATGAGCAATCTTGGAGCGATTGAGAAGATGAGCGTTCAAGTGAACGGCAAGGTCGGTGATAACGGCGCTCGATACCGCAAGGTCAGCATCATCAATTGACGAAAGCGCGTGTACTACGGCATTCCTACAGTCATCAAAGTGCTTGTCAAATTCGGCACGTTTTTCGGCAAGTTGCTCTTCGGTAATTTTTGCATTCATGTTTTTTTCTCCTAAGTAAATTAAGCTGCTGCGGTTGCGGCAAGTCTTGCTCTTGCCATTTCAATCAAACTCATACCGCTCTTTTGAGGTGATAAGACTGTCATTTTCTCAATCGACATTGTTGACTTTGGTTTTGGTTCTTCGGGTTTGATGAGAACCTTTTTAAGCTCCGCTGGCGCAGTCTCTTTCATTGCAATATTTATTGCGTCTGCGTAGTCGCCACCAATATTAAGTGCGGAATCTTGCGTTTCGACTTCAACTTTTGGCACAGTTCTCGCAACCGGCATGTTGAATGAAGACTTTTTATTACTAAGCGAAGCAATCTTTTCATGCAATTCCAATTGTCTCGTCTCGTACTTGGCGTTAATTCTTGCTCTGCTGACGTAATAGAGTGCGTGGCCGGCCGCGACTTCCTCCCGACGCATTCTCGCCGCCTTGCAGGTGTTGTGATTGATTGCATCGCCGCAAGATGAATTCATTTCAGAAATCTCGCCACGCTTACTTTCACTGAGCCGCTTCATACAAACGCAATACGCGGCGGTGCGACCAACAATCGTACAGTCGTCAAAGTAAAACGCATTCGTTCCAGACTCACTCTTGTCGAGTGAGTACGGATTGCCGCTTTCATCTGTTCTGTAAATCTCTTCCATTTCAGCCATTTATTCCTCCTATTTACCAGCTTGCCCAATCACCGCCCCGCTCCAGTTCTGGAGCGGGCTCTTCACAAACAATGCCATCATCAACGCTGTCGCTATCAACAATAAGCTCAACCCCCAAAGCAATACAAATTCGATTGGCGACAAGCCGCCCATAATGTTCAAAACAAACAGATTCAAGCGTAACAGACGGAACCTCGTGACCCTCGTTAAATAATCCGTAGCTAGAAAAAGTCTCGTTGTATCCTCGACCCTCTTTTTCATTCAGTATATTTAACCGAGCTAGTCCGAGATTTCGCTCGTCTGTAAACATTTCCAACTTCACCTGACAACTGTGACTGTGACACTTGTCTAATTTCCCCCACCTCTTAATCAGAACACCTCGCCCCGCACTCTGATTCCAAAGCTGAATCGCCTCATAGAACTTAGTGCCCCACTCGTGAATCTGAATGTGACCACCCTTATGGATGTTCATGTCTCACCTCTCTATCTTGCACTGCTCACAAGAAACATTATATAAACCGCAAGCTGGATATTATAGTCATTTGTGACTTACTCCAGCTAATAAGTTACGACATTTTTGACGCCATCATCTTCAACTTAGTCATTGTCATGGCATTGACGCTCATTGCCTTCCAGTACGCATCGCGAACAGCGGGCGCGGCTACCTCATTCGGATCTTTGCCGACCGGCAGTACGGCAACGCGAGTGTTAAAGCCGTAACCTTTCAACTTTAGCGCCGCTTCTGCCGCCGCCTCAAGTGCTTTCGGTTCAGCATCCCACATAAACGTAACCGTCTTCAGACCTCGCTCTTTCAATTGCATTAGCTTGGCTACCTGACTGCTATCGTCGCCAAACGACAGGCTCTTACCAAACGAACCAACAGGCACAATGTCCCTAAGCTCCATCTGTCCATCGAGCGCGATCTTGGTGGCCATAACGTCGAACACGCCCTCGCCAATTACGACATGTTCAGCGCCCAAAGCGTTCTGACCGTTGTAAATGACGCTGCCGGTTGAGGCAAAGCCTGGTGGAAATAGATACTTCTTTTCAGCGTCACCCGTAATGTCGCGTCCTTGAAACGACACAAGTTCACCTTCCAGATCAAATATGGGAATAATGATTCTGTTGGCGTACGATTGATGACGATCTTTCCCATCTTCGTCCCTGTAGTTAAACCAGCCCTTCTTTGAAAACCTCAACCCAAAGTATCGAGCCACACTGGAGTCGATGTTTCGATTTATCAGGTACTTCAAGTTTCGCCCATCGCGAGGCAGCGCAAACGAGTCAGGCAAAACTAACTCAGTATTGAGATTGGTAGCTACCGCAATTCGCTTAGGCGGACGCCATCCCTGCTCTTTCGCCGCCTGCTTAATATGTTCGATAACCTCTCTGGTGCTCATGTGTCCAAAGAATGACTTGATGAATGTGAACTTGTTAAATTTCTTTTCACAATCGCCAGAGAAACAGTTCCCAAAGCCAGTCTCAAGACCAATATAGACCTTCCAGTTTGAATTGCCGCAGCATGGGCATTCCTTTACGTTTGCTTGTGGCCCTCTTGAGCCACGCTCGCGCTTGTAAGTAATTCCCTCTCGATCAAGCCATGACTCTATGTCCAGCATGTCGAGAATTTCGCCAAGCTCGTCACTCAGCATATTCTGCACTCACTAACGTCCAAAAGTCCGTGATAACACATACGATAGCGCTGGCGGAAAGACCGTGACGAACGAGCATGGCAACTATGTTGCGAAGACGCTTCTCTGTCGTCGCACACCAGAAGCCAACACCCTTCACTTTTACGATTGCGTCCTCAATCTCTTTTTCAAACTTGCTCACTTCAACCTCACTCAATTTTGACTTACATTATTTTCTCACAATTGATCAGGAGTGACTTACCTCCTGACCGGACATTTACTCAACCCCAATGACGCTCTCTACGAACTTCATTCGAGCCAAATCCTGCTTGATAATAATGACGAACCCGCTCTCTTGATTTCGAGACGCGGCAAAGTACAGACGAGCCTCGCCCTTCTTCGCCTCTTCTTCCGTCTTGTTGATCGAGATAACCAAATCGGCAGTTCTGATCTTGTTAAAGTCTTCAGCAACGTGTTCGGCTTTCGCTACCGTAGCCTTAAAGCCTTCTCGATTCGTCTGAGTTGCGGTAAGAACGGCGCAGTCAAACTCAAACGCTATCGCACGAAGTCCAAGACCGATCGACTTGGAGTTCTCAATAACGCTGTCAGTGCGATTGTCGGGACACATAATATCGGCGTAATCGACAACAACCATGTCATAGCGAGTACCCTTTGACTTGTGTGCCTCAAGCAGCTTTCGCAACATTGCCGGACTCAACATGCCAGACGGGTACTCTGCAAGGTCAAGTTTGCCGGCGCGAGCCTCTAGCGCCGACAGCTTCGACTCAATGGTCTTCATGCTGATGGTCAAGTCCTTCATCAGCGTGTTTGTAATACACGCATCTAGCCGCTCTTCAATAATCCGAGCAGCAACCTCACACGTCACATACAGTACATTTTTTCCAGCGAGTGATGCTGCTTGAGCGAAGTTAATCAAGGCAGTGGTCTTACCCGCTTTCGCACCGCCCATAATGATCGTAAGTTCCTTGCGCCCCCAGCCCTTGTGATAAAGCAACTCGTCCATGCGGTGAATGCCGGTCGTGATGCCCATAGGCGGCATCTTTCCGGCTATTCTGTCTGCACGTTCTTCTGTTCTTGCCTCGGTATCCCAATAACTGCGAATGCCGCCGTCCTCATTCAACCCAATCTCAAGAGCGGCCTTGAACGAACTCTCGATTTTGGAGAAGTTTTTCTTCTCCAGAAGCGATACCGATGCAAGAATCGCCTGCGCAGTGGCCTGATGTCTTGCGAATTCAGCAAGCTTATCCGCAACATAGTTGCCGTCTGTCAGATCATCCTGCTTCATTTGCTTCCAGGCGGCGGACACGACAGACAGAATGTCCTTACGAATCACGCCGCTACGAATAGCCTCAGTGATCAACTCCTTCATCGAGGCTGTCGCGGGAACGGCGTTATACTTTTTGAAGTGCTTTATCGCCATACTGACGAGAGCGGCTTCGCCCACATTCTCGAAGTGATCAGGGTTAAGCAGATGTATCGTTTTTCGAACAAAGCCATCGTCTCTCAACGTAAGAGCGGCTATTCTCGACTGAAACGCATCGCTAAACTCAAACTTCTCGGCCTTTACCTCTTCTTGCTCCGACTCATCTTCGGTCGGTGAGCCGCCCATATACGAGGCGGCAATCATATCTGCGACAGAACCCTCTGTCGCACTGGTGGTTTCGACCATACTAACCCCCTACAGACTGTGTGCGTTCTGCAAATTGAGGCTCAAATTCAGAAATATCATGCTTGAAAATTACACGAGTTCTGCCGTCGCTCAAGACGGATACGGTGTATTTATCAGAATGCTTAATTGTCCCAGTGAACCTTTCACCGGAGCTAACCTTCTCAAACGCTACAGTAGCGTTAGACGCCTCTAAAGCCTTCAGAAACGCCTCGTGACCCTTTGGCACTATCTTCGTCTTAGACGAAGACTTTGGTGCGCGAATAGTGCCTGAAATTCTAGACTGCATGACGCCATCAACCATCTTAGACGGAACAGAATCAGCCTCTCTCATATTTAGTGCAAACGCTCGCTGTTCCTCGCGAACCTGTTGATCGAACGGTTTATTCATAACTCCCCCTTATAAAAATGCAGAATCGCGCTGCACCGCTATTATAGTCACTACTGACTTATTATTCTGGGAATCTCAATTCTTTCATCGCTTCATCTACCAGATCGTCCCCAAACTGTATTCTTGCCGTTTCGATTCTCAGGGCGTTATGCTCATACATCGAAGCGCATAAAGTGAAACGCTTATGTTGCCGATTGCGAATCTGTGCAACGATAAAGTTCTCATAAGCTTTTTGGTGCGCATCTCCGTGCCACCTATAACACTTGTACCAAGTGTCCTTTGAAAGTTGTAAGCGAGTTGCACACTCCTCTTCCCACCGCATCATTACCGCAACGATCATCTCCTCGTTATCCCCCATCTGACCTGGGCGTGGCGGATACAGCGATTGCCTTCTAAAACATTCCTCTGTGTACCAGAGCATACACTCCGTCAAAAAGAAGTCATACCGAATGCCGAGACTATCAACCAACTGACGCAACCGCCAAATCGAAAGCTTTTCCCGCGCATTGAGGAAATCATCTCCCTTGATTGGCTTAACAAAATCCGCTCTGTCTGAATCAACCGCTATTCTGGTGAATTCCCGATACGCCATCTTGTAGCATTCCATAAAATAATTTGTCGCATACAGTGGGTGCATCCGACGATAGTCAAACCACTTTTTGTTCATCAGTTCGACCTCAAGCTTTAAAAGTTTTGCCGGTATGTGCTGAATCGTTAGAATCTCACAATCCCGAAAAGAAAAATCAGAACCAAAGAAGGAACCGCACCACTTGGGAATAACTTGGGGCATCCACACCGCTCCTATAAGTATTTACAATATATTTAAAACCAATTATTACCATTTATTCTTTACCGCTCGTCAGAGGACGACCCAAGTTGGGAAAGCGTATCGGTTCAGCTTTTCAACTCAAGTCGCATTGTTACATCTGAACTCTGGAACTACAGTAGCGGCTGCTCGTAAGCCTGAACTATCTCCTGAACCAAACCGCTGCGAACAATATCGTCTCTTGTGAACTGAATACATTTTACTGATGGTATGTAGGACAGTTTCGCAATCGCGTCGGCAAGACCAGATTCCCCGCGAATGTCTTTTTGAGTAATGTCGCCATTCACCACAACCTTTGTATCTTGACCAATGCGGGTAAGAAACATTTTCATTTGAGTTGGGGTTGTATTTTGGGCTTCATCAAGAATTACAAAGGCGTTCTTAAATGTTCTGCCACGCATATATGCAAGTGGGGCCGCCTCAATACGGCCGGCTTTAATTAGATACTCTACAAATGTCTTCCCAAGCCGCTCATTGAGAACGTCCTTGAACGGTTGAAGGTACGGATCAAATTTATCTTCAATCTCCCCAGGCAGGAATCCCAAGTTTTCACCAGCCTCAACAGCGGGTCTGGTGATAATGATCTTTTCAATCTCGCCACTCTCAAGCATCTGTGCCGCTGTCGCTGCGCATAACCACGTTTTACCGCTTCCAGCAGGTCCAGTTGCAAAGGTTAGCGTAGAAGACTTCATGGCGTTGATATAGCGCCGTTGCGCATCGCTCTTAGCGGTTATTGGAGAGGTGTCTCGTTGTCGTGCTGGTGCTGGTGCTGCGTGTTCTCGCAGTTCAATTTCAACGACTTGCGCGTCATGTGGGCGTTGGTTTTTAGAGCGATGGTGCGATTGGCGCTTACTAGACATACTTGCGTTCCTCATAAGTGATTAAGTGACGACTAAGAATAGCTCAGTCGTGACTTAATCACAATATAAGAAAGGTGATTATCCCCAGAATTCAGCGGAAACCACACATGTTGCAGTTGCAATTACACTAATTGAAGCAATGTCCTCAACGCAGAAAAATGGCTGAACGGTGGCGGGAACAGACACCGACCCAATACCTGTAGTTACATCAATTGTTCCAGTTGTGGCTACTCCATTTGGGTTGTAGTAAAACAGTGCACCAGCAGACAGCCTCACAAAGCGAGCTCCGACAGGTTTAGCAAATGACTTTGCGACGTTTGCAACAAGCGCCACGGAGTTAATATAATCTGGAACGTTCTCTGTGTAGCAAAGAGAGTTGGCGTCCGCTGTGTAAATAAGTTTTTTCATAATATTTCCTATAAAAGTTAATAGCCAAGTATATCAGTTATGACTTATCTGTCCAGTTAAGACTCGTCTTTGTTTCGGTGATACCACTTCCCGCCTGAGATTGCAAAATCAGTAACGGTTACATAGTCAAAGTTGGTGGATCGCTTTTTCGTATCGACGTTAATTAGCGCGAACCCATTGTTCCAACGTTCGCCTTCACAATACGAAGCCGATCTTCTGTGCCCAGAGCCCAACTGATGCCACTCATATGGGCCGTAGATTGGGTTAAAGGCACTCCAAACCTGATGCTTGTGATGATGCCCATTTACGCCAGCGAGCCCCATGTTTCGAGCATGTGGAAAGTGGTGACAAACAACTGTTTCCCAATAAATCTTGTAATTGTTTGCCAACTCTTTCTCTTGCTCGCGTTTTGTCCACGCTGCAAGGTCTGCTTTTGCAATATAGTTTATATCGAAGTCGTTAAGCCCAAGCAGCTTGCTCGCCGTAAACCCATGCAGATCGGCAAGAACCGACCTGAGTGCCGGCGTTGCATCGGCAAGCTGACGAATCATTCTAGCCTCATGATTACCCTCAATGAGGTCAAATTGCGAGTCGGGGCAAGCCTCTCGAAGCGGTGCAAAGATTTTTTCATGCACAAACTTAATGCGACCCACTACATCCCATTCGCGAGGATCGACTAGATATTTGCCAAACTCAGCAAGGTCAAACACATCGCCAACGAAACATATGACATCAGGCTGTACTCGCCTTGCGGTATCTATTAGAACGCGAAGATAGAATGGGTCAATTTCAATGTCGTGAAGGTCGGAGCAGGTAAGAATTGTCTTGAAGCGATTGCTGTTCTCACGAATATATTTATCGGCGTAGTCCTGACGCTCGATACTCACCTGACGATAATGATCGACGCTGGCGTGTTTCGCGATATTTCTTTCATGCGCGTGCTGTTGACGAGAAAGTTTTACACCGGCTTGTCGCTTGAACTCTTCAAAAGTTCCAAAATATCTATTCCACGTAGCTTCTGAAATTTTTGAATGGTTACGGAAATAGTTGCGAGTAACAATTTGCTCAACGTCAATTTCAGAAATCCTGCGAAGCTCGTCAAGGCAATCATCAGCAGTCCACTCGTCGTGAAATCTTGAAGAGTCTTCCGACATTGGAGCTTCGGAATGACATGCTCTCAATATGATTTTTGGCATTCGAGGATCGCTCTTAGACAGCCCTCGAATAACAGCCGCCTTATTTCTTACTGTCTTGATTGAAATGCCCAAGAATGCAGCAACGTCGGCGAGTGTGTGATACTTTTCCAAATCGTTGTAGATGGATAAGAAGTCGTCGCCTGATTTGATTTTATCAGCCATAAGTGTCTCGTGTGAAAGTGAAACGGCAGACCTAAGTCTGCCGCCTGTTAATCAGCAGGATTACTGCCGTTTACTTAACGCCGCCCCTAATTGACCAATAGACGCAGAAAGCGCCTCACGATTGTCGCCAGAGCCCTTGCTTGAACCATAGTAATAACCCACCACCTGTTGAGCGTTTGCCGCCATGTAGCCAACCATAGTTCCGAGAAATGAGAACACCGCAGCCACCATACCAACATCCTTTACTGTGATTCCTCCCGACAGTAGTAAATACGCTCCCCACATCGCCATTCCGATAGATATGGCAAATGTCGCCAAAATCACCGCGCCGAGCCTAAAAACGCTTTGGTTAGTTGCAAACTTATCACGAGCCTGTTGGGTGTCTGCGGCATAGGTCTGCGTCTCAGCGAGAGCTAGACGACTCATCTCCTCAATGTGATTAAAGCCCAACGTTTGCATCTTTAACTTAAACTCACTATCCTTAACCTGCATATCCACAAGCTGCTCTGGGGTAGCAGCAGACACGGCAGATGAAATTGCCTCACGTGTCGGCTTAACCTCAACGCCAATCGCCTCACTTACCGTATTTGCAGCCATGCTTATTAGCGCCGGTACGTTGCCTGATGCGGCTGCACCGATCCAGGGCAATACTTTTGTCAAAAAATCTTCCATAGTTTCCTCACTCGTGACTTATCATGCTGTTGGGATTTTGCCGGCCTGTAAATCTACCAACTTCAACCCGCCAGTATATTGGCAGTGAGCCAATTCTTTGAACGCCTTCCAGTTGCCGGCCCATTCCAGACCGAGCGACGTGGCGATACGGCCGCACTTTTGAAATATCACCGTGTCATTCCACTGAGCCTTGCCATTTACGATGGGGCAAAAGTCGAAAGCAACTCGAAAATTGTGAAACGATTGCCCCGCCTTTGCGTTCGTAACGACCTTCCCAGGAACACTTCTCCCCTGAGCGTACAAAGCGCTCTGTGATGCCGCATCGCGATAGGTGCTCGTGATCAAGATATCTATACCGGCATCAGCGCAAAGCTTCACAAACTGCTCTGCAAGCGCTTTTACATGCGGGGTCAGATCATTTAAATCTCTACTGTTGATCACTTTTAAACCTCACGCTAAACATTATCGCCAGCGCGATAGTTTCGGTCAGCCCCAGAAGTGCGGACAGCTAAGCCAGACGACAGTTTGTCTTCAAATCTCGTTTCAATAATCTTGATAAACTCAACCCCCATGTGTCCAGCTAGACCAGTGCAGATTGCGGTAAGTGGAGCCGGCACATTAAACTGAAGACAGCCAAGCCAGCACATAAGCCCCGCAAAGCCAGACATGCCAAGGTGCATTATGACACTCCCAAACGAATGCTCATGTCCACGCTGAACTCTATGAAAATAACTCACAAGACCCCCCCAAAGCGCTGTTATCGCAGCAAGCCAAACATGAGTCCATTCCAAATTTCCAATAAGTGTCTTTTCAGGCATATTGTTTCCCTAACTTTGTTAATTGCGGGTTAGCCAACTAGCCAACCCGTTTAAAATTTAACCCTCGAAATAATCAACATCCATTGTCAACTGCCACGTACCGCCAGCATCCATAGCGACAGGACAACGAACGCCAATGCACTCGCCTGGACCGAGCTCATATGGCTGATCGTTCGGCGCAGTGTACTCGATTACCTTTTCGTAAAACGCGCCAGCCGCCCCGCAATGAGATAGAGTCATGCAGTCAAACGGGTACGCTTCCCAAATAATGCCGGTGGTGGTCAATGCTGTGGTTGTAGCCACGTTAATTGCTCCGCCGCTTGCCGCATCAAGCTGACTTGAGATAGACGACATAACTTTCTTGGGGGCTGTGGCAATCGCCGTGCCGCCAGACGCGGCAGCGCCAGTGCCGCGATAAAGTTCAAGGCGACGACCCGCTGTGACGGGAACTGTAAATGCGGCTATCGTCGTCCACAGCAAGCGAATGCGCTGAAAGTGAAGCATTGATGTGACGTTTGCTGCGGGATTATTTCGCAAAACAACAAACGCCGAGCCCGCTGCCTGAGCGGCGGCAAGCGTTCCTGTAGTTAGCGCAAGTTCGTACTGGCGATCATAACCAAGTGCGCGACCTGTCACAATCAAGCCGCCGGAACCAGAGTCGATAGTGATTGCTGCGCCTGATGCGGGGTCTCGAATAGCTGCGTCTAACATAATGCTCTCCTATTAGTAGTGGTAGGACACATTAAATGTGCCCGTAAGTTGTTCGATACTTGTTGCGTAAATGGTGAAGCCAACTCCGGCGGTTACGGGAGAACAGGTTAAGCTCGCAAAAACACTCGCATATCGGTGATCGCTTGCTGTTCTGTCTACTGTCGGGCTTATTAAAAACCGCGCATCAACATTGCTCGTTGCGGTGATTGCGACCAATCCTGTTATGGATACCTGAGCTTCGTTAGAGCCTGGAAACGAGCCGAAGTTAATAACCGCCGTTCCGACGTTTCCAGACGATGCCGCTTGCGCGGCGGCAATTGCAGTAGTCGCACTCGCGGCGGCAGATGTGGCCGATCCTGTAGCCGATGCAGCGCTCGCTGCTGAGCTTGTTTCGCTCGCTGCGGAGGCCGCTGCTGACCCCGCTGAGGCGGTCGCGCTTGACGATGAAGCTGTCGCCTGCGCCGTCGCTATTCCAGCCTGAGTTATCGCCGCTGCTGCTGCTGCTGCTGACGCTGTTGCGGATGACTCCGACGCCGTTGCTTGCGTTGTTGCTTCAGTCGCTTTGGATGTTGCTATTGTTGCGAAATTAGAAGAGGCTGCCGCTGATGCTGCTGAAGCGGTTGCGGATGCCGCAGAAGCAACAGCTTGCGCTGTTGCTTCGGTAGCCTGCGCCGTTGCGGTTGTTGCTGAAGTTGCTGCCTCTGTCGCTTTGGACGTTGCTATTCCAGCTTGAGACGTTGCTGTCGTTGCGCTCGCTGCTGCTCCTGTGGCTGACGCTGTAGCCGCTGTCGCTTGATTTGTCGCTGCTGTAGCCTGGGTCGCCGCAGAGAGCAGACTTGCCGCTGCACCTGCCGCAGACGATGCAGCGTTGGTCTCCGAGGTTGCCGCGCCGTTCTTAGAACCTGTTGCGCTTGCGGCGCTTGCCGCTGAAGCTGTCGCGGAGACCGCTGCGTCCGTAGCCGAGCCACTAGCCGCCCCCGCACTACCGGCTGCCGCAACCTTACTTGTATTCGTCGCAACAACATCAGCCGCAGTAGAAGTTGCTGAAAGCGCGGCACTGGCTGCTGATGTGTTTGCCGCCACTGACGAAGCAAGTGCGGCTGTGGCTGATGCTGCCGCTTCTGCCGCTGTAGTTGCCGAGCCTGCTGCCGCTGCTACAGCGGCAGAAGCGGCGCTAGTTGCCGCTGCCGTGGCTGACGCTGCTGCGGATGTGGCTGACGCTGCTGCGGATGTGGCACTACCTTGTGCGGTTGCGATTAGTGAATCATATGCGGTTGGATCGAATAATCCGATTGGCCCTTGAATACCTTGAATACCCTGCGGCCCTTGTGACGACTCTGCAATAACCTCGACAACGGCACTCTCGACGAGAATGTTTCCGTCAACCGATACAGTTATGATGTCCATTATTGAGTAACGCCCTGAGACAAAGTAATCTTCCCTTGAAGCAGCCGTTGCCCAGTGCCATCTGGAGCAATCATCAGAAAGTCGTAAAACGCAGAGGTGAAGCTCATTGCAGCGGTTGCCGTTGACGAGATAATGATGTCGATCGTGCCATTTATGCCGCCAAGAACAATTCCGCCATTCGCTGTAGTTAAGTCAGCAATGACTGATGCGCCAGCGCCAATAGCAGAGCGAATCTGCATTCTTGCCGTATATCCGGTTAGGTTGATTGGTTTTTTCATGCGATCGCGCCACACCAAGCGCTGCTTGAATGTGGCATTTTGCTCAACAATAAAGTTAGAAACGGCTGCGACCATGATTGCCCTCGTAAATAATGACCGATTGTATGGCGAGAATCTTAAAAAAGCAAGTCAGTCGTGACTTATTTATGAGCCAGTGGTTTCTTTGATAAGTTTATACAGTCTGTTCATCCAAGCGTAGTCGCCGGAGTACCTTCCCCACTCTATTGCCATATAGAATGTAGGCGCAATCGTTTCCGTCCAAGAAACGCCCTTTGTGTGAGAGCTTCTGTTGGCGGGGTTTTCTATTCCGGAGTTTGCGTGATAGTCAGAAACGCAAAATTCATGTAATGGCAATAACGACTCGGTAAGCATACTTGGCCTGCCGGCTCTCGCGTTATTCATGTAGAACGTATGAAGCCCAACCATTGCTGCGGTATCGTTCGCTGCGGCTGTGGTTGGGAATGTGGCAACCGCTCCGGCCGGTGGGCCGTTGACAAGCATTGCGTAGGTGTTGAATATCTCCGCCATTTCCCAACCGACGGGGTTCGTAGAGAATGCACCAACAAGCAGGTTTGACATAAACGCTGTTCCGATCGCACCAGCGCCATCGCCATTCACTGTGGCGACACAGGATGTCATGTTGTACCCCCAGGACACTATGGCGTATCGAATAATTTTACCACCGGCGATAATCGGCGTAGCTACTGGCGCAACTGCCCCTGCGCCAGTAATTTGAAAACTTACGCTTGCGGTTGTGTATCCGGAACCCTCCGCAGTCTGGTATATTCCAGCAAGCGTGCCCGTTATAGTTTGGCGCTGTCTCGCGTAGATGTCATCAAGAAGTCTGCGATACCACTTTAAAGCAATCGCATCCCCATCAACCCAATATTTGAAGATGCACGCTGCCGCAATTGTAGCGTAAGCGTACACCGCTCTATACGAATACCCCACAGTACCATCAACATTAAAGTCTGACGGAGGATACCAATACGCGCCATCTGCAAGAATATTCACGTCAAGCCACGCCATCCAGTTGTCGAGAATTGTTTTGGCTTGTGCCGATCTGGTATAAAAGTAATGTTTGGCAACAGAGAGAAGTGCTCGATACATGTATCCAAACCAGTTATCTTGCGCCGGAAAGTACCACTTGTTGTCGGTTCTTGAAACATAAACGCCAGCAACATAGCCTGGAGTCTCAAGTGCCTCAAGCGAAACTCTTCCGTACATTGGCATAAATGGCCCAATAAGCTTCGCTGGAAACTGTGCCTTATACGCAAGCTGTGAGTCGGTCATCATGTTCAGCATTGAGGCGGAAATAGCTCTACCGTTTGGTGCCGTTAAGCCACTGGCATGCCACCCACTTATCCACGAATACCCCGGAGCCATCGGGCCACGCCATGTTCCGTATGCAATTGACCCACCCATAATTAACCTCTAAAGTTGATGATGCTGCAACTACAATGTTCTTGCGATCATTTCAGCTAATGAAGCCTGAGTTGGTTGCAAGTTTATATTTGATATTTTTTTACTATCAACACTTGAGTGTCCAAACTCAACAGTCTGCGATATTGCTGCGAAGGATGTATCTGGGTTACTTGTGCCGCTGGACCCATTACAGACGATTTCGACCCCGGCAGCACCACACGATCCGCAAACCTTGTACTTAGTTCCGGTAGCGATTTGCATCGCTACGGTTGCGGAAAACAATACTCCAGCAATGCTTTTGTGCATGTTAATCGTGTTATTTTCTCGCGTTATGCCGAGCCAGTTAGCCGTATCGACTTTTGACAGCGCAAGGCACTCAATCGCTCCGGTTGTCGTTTTTGGAGTCCACTCAAGAGAAATTGTGCACGCGATTGTCCCAATTGTGCCGACAGACGTAACGCTAACCATGTCGCCATCTCTAAACTTCGGAACTGCTCCTGTCGCAATGTAACTTGTTACATTTGGACCGTCCTCCGCTTGAACAAAGTTGACAAGCCCAGAAACCGTGTAAATAACGGTTCCGGCGGACGTAACGTCAAATGTGAAGCTTGACGAGTACGTTGCAGCGCCGGTCGCAGATAGCGTCGCGGTTCCAGCGGCAACGGCAACAGTCCCAAATCCACTTAACCAAACGGTGTATGTTCCAACGGCGAGCGTCAAGCTCTCTTGCGTCATTGGGGCAGATGAATATAGGAAGTGATTTGTTCTGGGTGGCTCAACCAAAAGCTCTGGCAACGTTTGCACGGGGACGTAAGCCCCATTCGTCCACCCAAGAACGGCCGCTCCAGCCGCGAACACCGTGTTTGCAACAACCTCATACCCCGCTGAGTTAAGATGCAGCCAGTCATACCTTAACGAGCTAGGTGGAACGCCGTTTGCGAAGTCTATAACGTCTTGAGGGACAGATGAGTTATATGCGTTAATCAGTGGGGTCGTTACGTCAACAAATCTTGCTCCGTAAGTTGCGGATAGTTGTAGGTTGGTGCTTTGAATCTGTGAATAACCAACGCCGCCAATATACTCCGAAGTTGATGGGGTTATATACAGCATCGTATCGCCATTTATTATTGACAGCACCAAGTAATTCGTATGCCCAACTGCGGCGACCATCGCTGCAATGTCTGCCAATATAGTCGTCTGGTCGTAGTAGTTGTTTCTACCCGCCCAAATAATTACGTGCTTATTGAACAGCGTTATGTCAGAAATTAGTCTATTAAGAATTTGAGTAGAGGTTTCACCGTCCACTCCTCGAATGTCGGGAGACGGCCAATTGTGCGCTCTGGCAATTTGCTCTCCATACGGAATAAGAGGCGATACGCCATTACCATGCGTTAAGCTGTCACCATAACATGCGAGTTTTGTTCCGGATAAATGATTCACATCCCATCTATAATCCCCAACAAATATAGATGGGTTTGTGTCTGCCAAATTTGTTACATCCTCGTACATGCACTCGCTAATGAGAATATCAACGGCTTGAGAGTTTCTATTGTATGAATTTTTGCTTATAGATATTTCAAAATTCATTAAATTTGAAGAGTATTTTTGAGTAACGAAATATTCTTTCTCAACTGCGCCAATCACTACCTCCGCACCATACAAATACGGTGCACATGAAATCATTACTGATTGTGGGAGTCCTGTATTTGACTTTGCTAAAAACGATATTGTTCCAGAACTGCCGAACGAAAATGTTGTAGGGTATATAACCTGACAAAAGTCCGACGCGAGCGTTCCCGCACCCGCGTTCATTTGCACTCGATAGGCCGGCCTTCCATTACTCATCGTTCCTGATTGTGTGACGATTGGTGGAGTGCCTGTTCCAGACTGCCACTTCTGCCATGCTGGCAGTGTCATATCTTGGGTTGAGATATGGTTCTCCGTCAACCTTCCGCCCTCAAATCTAGGCCAATTTTGCTTAACGCTTTTCAGCGCTCCACTGTAGTCAACCACGGTCGCGTCAGACGCCCTAATCAGAGATACAGGAGCGTTTCCCGCGCTAGGTAGTAGCGATGATGATAGTGGAAGCGTAGTCATCGCCGCGCCCTGAGATACGGTTACTAACTTAGAAATGGTTGGTGCAGGAAAATAGTCCGCATTACCTGGCTGACTTGCTACAATCTCACACACGCCAGCAGACAGCCCAACGACAAAGTTTCCAGAAATGTAGCAGACGGATGGCGTTGTTGTGTTGTATTGAACCGCAAGCCCAGATGACGCAGACGCTCCAACTATGGATGCAGAGCCAACACCAATAACGGATGGTGTAACAAGCATTGAATTTATTTCTTGTCTACTTGCACCAGCTTGAGTTTTGGTCCACTGATACGTCCATCTTGGAATGCCAAGATACCTATTTGGATCGGCGATTGTTCCATCGTTGACCGTCTGATCAACTCTAACGCTCCCAAACCACACCTCATATGGCGTGCCAAGAGCATTGGTCTGAAACTCAAACTGAAACCCGTTCAGTGTCGTTAAAACGTTAGAGGCCATTGTTTTTATAGAGTCGTATCTAACGCGGTTGATTATGAATTTTCCAGTCGTCATTGTGTTTGATGGCTCTACCTTAAACTCAACGGCGGGGTGAGCAAATGTAGTCTGCGAGAAACTAGGGGCCACACCAACCCATTTAATTGACAACGACTGCCACCCTATAACAACGCTCTTCGTGCACGCGAATGTTGTTCCTGCGCTATCTTTTGCGGAAAATACAACTGATCCAGCAACGGATGAATAAAAGTCAAAATTGTAATTCGTGCTTCCGAGACTGGTTCCTGACGCGGCATTAAATACAAACCCGGCATACCCGGTTCCAGACCCATTAAAATTAAACGAAAACTCGTTTACCATTCTTGAGTTCGCCACGTCCTCTATCTCAAGAAACGATACGACGCCTCCAGGATTAACGTATGAAGAAACGTACCTGTGATCTATATGGTCAGCGTCATATACAACGTTCGACACGTCCCAAAACAAGGATGGTGGATACACTCTGGTAACGAACGCGATTCTTGCAGATGGAAGCAGCGGCACTAAGACTTGAACGTTGCCGGATGGGTCATTTACGGGACTAACATTTGTCTTAAGAACCATTTTTCTACCACTACCGTCGCCATAAAACGATGTTGAGAAAAAGTTAAATGGCGTTGTCGGAGTAACATCTACTCTTGCCCAAAGCCCCCATCCCGCGTACTTGTAAGGTGGGCCACCCGCGCTCACGGTAGCGGTTACTCTTAAAGCGTTTCCGTAAGAGCCGTCTGGTCTAGGTAAAATATCAAAGCCCATGAGCGTACTTGCGTCGCTAAAGTTAAATAGGCCAAGCGGCCCCTTTTCAGCGTTAGGGGGAACGCTGAATGTCAATTCCATCGCGGATGACGCTTCTGCGGCGAGCATTGCGTTTCCAATTCTATTCGCAAGCGAACTGTATTTTGCGTCAGAGGTTGTTCTCCAAGCGTGGTACAGAGCAAGCATCAGATAATTGTCACCGTCATTCGCTGTTGATTGTGTCGTGGGTTGGTGAACCATCGGCCACCCATCCACAGCGCCCCACCGCTTTGATAGCGTTCCGTTTCTGTATGAGTAAAATAACTGCAACACCGTGCCTATCGCTACTGTCGAAAGTATAGGAACAAGCGTTGACATTGCGCCTGCTGAAAAGCTATTCTCAATCGGTTTTGTTGTATCGACATAATTTGTGCTATCGCCTGACGATATTACTGCCATAAAATCTGGGCTTTTCATAACAGCGGCATTTACGCCGGTTGCAAAAGCCCCACGCACCCATGTCACATCACCACCAAACCAGCTTTGTGGAATAATTACTCGCTTACCTGTAGCGCCACCTGAAACAACAACAAACTCGGCGGGTAGGGAATTGAAGTTTAGAGCAGAAATTGACCCGCTCATGTTTGACTGCATCGGCTCACCGCCAACAAAGTCAGACTGCGCGTGAGACAACCCGTTTGACATTCGCGGATATGGCGCAACGTAGTGAGTGTGCAGGTCAGAGTTGAAACCTCTTGCGATTGCTGCTCCAGACAATGTGCTTAATGATGGCATGGCTATGCGTAAATTGATTGGTTTGCGAAAAACTCGAACTGAGCGTTTCCGGTCTTTATTACGGTGTACGAATAAACATCTGTTGCGTTGGAGCTTCCGGATACGGGAGCGATTCCGCCTGACCATTTTGGAGTAACTACCACCCCATCAACTTTATAGATGGTCGGGTAGAATGTCCCAGTTGTGTTTTTCACAATAAGAGTCACGGTTACTGACTGCCCTACTGCTAATTCCGCATCCAGCGCCTTTGTAGCACTTGCTCTAATGTTTAAGATGCAGTTTGCGGTTGCGGCGGTTCCGTAAAACAATATTCCTTGAGTGTCTATATCAAAGTCTATTGTCGCCGGCACAACTGTCGCTATCGTTGCTGCCTCAACCATTGTGTGAATTGATGCCACGCCAGTAAATGACGGATTTGCAGACGAAGCTTTTTTTAACGCAAGGTCACTTAGGTGATCTTGAACTGTTGCACCCACGAGTCCAGTTATTGCTGCGCTTTGTATCGTCGTCGCCGTTAGTGTTGCTGCCGCCGCTGCGCTTGCTGCTGCTGCATTTTTTGAAGCGAGTGCGGCTGCGGCTGATGAGGCGGCGTTTGTCTCGGACGTCAATACGCTTGAGGCTGATGATGCTGCCGCCGCTGCGCTTGCTGCTGCTGCCGTGGCTGAGTTTGCGGATGTTGTGATCGCTACCGTCATCGCGGCAGATGTCGCGCTTGCTGCCGCTGCTGTGGCTGAGTTTGCGGCGCTTGTAGCGGAGCTTGCCGCATTTGCTACCGAAGTGGACATGGACGTTGCTGAGTTTGCCGCCGTGGTTGCTGAGTTTGCTGCTGCCGTGGCTGAGTTTGCCGCTTCTGTTGCTTTGGCTGTTGCGGAAGTGACTATTGCAGCCCCCGCTCTTTGTGTTCCAGCTATCGTACCTACGGTAAACTGATTCCCCATGTAGTCCGACAAAGTTGTCGTGTCTGCCGTGGACGACAGATACGATTGCAGTTCTGTCAGCGTTATTCCGTATCTGTATATTAAGTTCGCAAGGCTCGCCGCAATATCGGCCTGTAGCGTGCCGGTGAAGTTTCTAACTATCGCATATGGAACGCCAGTCTCGGCCGATTCAAGATACGGAGTTCTCAGCGTGATGCTTAAATCATTAGTGACAGACAAAACTTCGTAAAACTTCGAGCCGTCACGAGTCAATAAATCACCCATCAACACTTGTGTTGACCACAGCGTACCGACGCCAGTTACCGCCGTACTTCCTGTCGTAAGTGTTGCCGTACCAACTCTATACCATTGATTAGCCATTGCTTGCCCTCATAATTCTTACATAGTAACACTCAGAGTTAAATATGTCATTTATGACTTATTTCTTACGCTAAAACATTCGCGCTCAACCACTCAGCTTCCGAACAAACAAAATTAAGCAGGTTATCGGCATAAACGTATGACCAGTTCGGTAACGGAACATCGACCACCGATTTTGCTGAAGCCATGCTGCGACTGCGTGCCGCCGATTCAGTTTCATAGGATTCAACGATGATTTGCATGTGGCACGTCGCCATATCCAAATAAAACTCAGCCGGTACATGGAAGGCAACTGAACGACCGTCTGGCAATGTCTTTGCTAAGTGTAGGATACTCATATCTGGTTTCCCCCTATACCCGCTTGAGCTGTATTGAATGTCGTTATCTGTGCCAATAAAGCGTTCAACGAGGCAGTCGCGGTGGTTAGAGCTGGAATATTGATAGCTGGCGTTCCTGTGGTTGCAATGCCTTGAGAGGTTAGAGCCGCCAGCAATGCTGTGTATTCTGAGCGGATTACCACGCCATTCGGGTTAAAAAATTCAATCCCCGCCATACCCGGCGCACCTGCTCCACCGGGCAGTCCACCTGCAATGTTGTGATAGCCACCGCCGCCTCCGCCGGAACCATACCCAATCCCGCCGACCCCGTAATACCCATAACCCACCCCGAAATTATCAGAGCCTATGCCTCCGCTCCCTGCGCTCGGCCCTCCAAAACTACCTGATGCGCCATTGCCTGCTAATTGATTACCGTTACTGGTTGTGCGTGCCACCCCACCAGTAACACCTGCCGCAGCAGAAACAAGTCCAGCCACTCCGGTAGCGACTGCGGATGCCCCGACCGTTAGTGTATAAGTAGCGCCGGGTGTCAAACCATTAAAAGTAGCTATAACAACCGCGCCTGCCGTTCCTCCGGCGCCATAGTAATATCCCGCCCCTATCGCCCATGATGGATTTGGATTGCCCGCCGTGCCATTTCCCCCGCCGCCAACTAGTGTCACTCGCATCGAGGTTTTATCTGCTGGTACGGTAAGTGTGTACGTGCCAGGGGTCAGGTAATTTGTTGTTATTCCGACCAACTTAGTTATATCAACCGTACCAGCAGATAACGATCCTCCGAAAGTGCCTGTCGCACCGGTAATGTCACCAGAAAATGTTCCCCTTGCTGCGTTTAAATTTCCCGAAAATGATCCGTTGCCTGTAATTGCTAGACCGTTTCCATTTATCTGTGCAGCGGTGACGCTGCCATCAATGATCAGATTGCCGTTGATACCTACCGCACTGATGCCGCCAAGCGTACCCACCTGAAACGCTGGAATCGCACCTGTGCCGTTGGGCTGTGATATTGCAAACTTGTCACACGCAAAGATCACAGCAGAGCCCACGCCAGTTGAGCCCAGTTGCATCGCTGCATATGTTCCATTCGCTTGAGCCTTGATCGTATATGTCGCACTCAAGCCTGTTAGCGCACTGGCGTTTGCGCTAGAGGTGGTCGCAACGCCAGAAATCTGACCGGCGAGATTTGCCTGAACTGTATTTATGCTCGTTACCGCCGAGCTAATCGCGTCCGTTCTCGCCGTTGCTTCGGCGGCTATTGCTGCTGCGTTGGCTCCAGTCGATGTCGTCAATGTGCTAACTTGTGTTGCTAGAGAGTTTGTTGTTGTGGTTAGCGCGTTTTGAGCTGCCACCACGCCAGCTATGTTCGCGTCAGTCTGTGTCGCCAGCGCTTGACGAGCAAGAGACTCCGCACCGAGAGCGGTTATTGTGTTTGTTACCGAGTTTTCTGTTGCTATAAGTCGATTAGTCAGCGTGCCATTTACAGTCTGCCTTAGCGCCTCAGCGCTCAACAGCCCCGTAATCACTGCGGTTGCGGAGCTTGCTTGACTCGCAATGTAGACCGGATCAGTAATCATTGCCAATGGCGTAGCTAGACTTGAAACCATCTGACCTAAGCCAATTGACGCATTTAGTTGAGTCAGTAGTGACGTAGAGTCTAAGGTGTAAACAAGGCTCGTAGACAACCACCCAGAAAACAACCCAGATGCGTTTTTGGTGCGAATGTAGTAGTTAAATGTTCCGGCTGTCATTTGTCCAGTATGCACATACGATGTCATTGGCCAGGGCAGTGTTGTGACAATCGTTGCATCAATCTGGTTTCCGGTTGCGCTTCTCCAGACCTCAACATTGTCAGAGCTTACAACGGCAGCGCCATACATCCACGACAAGTTGATCTGAAACGACCCCTGTGCCGCCGCAAACGTAGCTATAGCTGCCGGTGGGGGCAATTGCCCCGCAGACGAGAAAGTGGCGTAGGTTGGCTGCGATGCGATTCCAAACATGTTCACGGCAACTATCGTAAACGAGTACACGCCCGCCATAGAGTTTAGCAGGTCAAATGTCGGCGTGCTTACCGATGTCGTCACTGGGTTTGTTTGGTTTGCGCCAGTTCTGCTCCATGTGACGTTGTAGTAGCTTGCCTGCCCAGTCCATGAGACAAGCAACTGAAGACCAACTGTGCCTGGAGCAACCTGATATTGCGCCTCGGCTATTGTGACATTGGTGGGCGCAACAACAAGACTGGAGTTTATTGACGAGGTTAAGGGCGCTGTCAGTATTGTGCCGCCATCTATGCTCGCGTACTTTGCGGGATTGTGTTCAACTGCGGTAATCAAATACTCCGACGCAGACTCGCTCTGACTTACTCCAATCACTCTAGCGAGAAGCGGAACCAAGTTTGCTTCGGCTATAACCCACATTGCTCCCGGCAACGGGACCTGAGTAAGTGCGGCATTCCAAGTGATACTTGCGGTAGTTACACCCTGCTGATTTATAATAACGTCTGCAAATGTCCCGTCAGGTAGTCTTATCGACATCGTAGGCACTGGACCGGCAGTCAGAGTAACTGGTGCATCTAGCGTCGCCGTTGTTGCGGTACAGGCTATCAGGCGACCGCCTAGGCGCCTCCCCGCACGGCTGGGGTCTTGAATCTTCACAACGTCGCCAGGAATACACAGCGACGAGTCTATGCCGACTCTGAATGTGATAAATGATGACTCAAACTCCTCAGTGTGAAGAATCCACAAACCCGCTCTATGTGCCTGACCTCGTGATGTACATCCGAACGCCGTAACGTCTAACTTGCGAACACCAAGTTGCGCAATTAAGGCGGGGTTATCAACGTACTCAATTACCTGCTTGTAATACTGGGTTGGGTCATTCCACGTCACCTGAACAACACTATGACGATCTTTGCGAGATGCGCCGGAGTAATTGAATATCCCGTCAACCACGTTGGCCGGAGTAAATATCATGCTTGGAGCGGTTGGCGCGTCTTGTGTAAAGTTCACCATTCCGCGCCAATACGCCATTCCTCTAAATGCTGACGAAATGTCGGAGATTATCTTGTACGCATCCGCCTGTGTTTGAATTGCAGTATTGATGGTGAAGCGCGGCTCAAGACTTCCAAATCCGTCACTTACCATCCCGTCGCAATACATTCCTATCTGATACAGTGCAGAAACATTCACGTTGGCTGGAGTAATGTACTGACCGAGACCGTATCTGGTCTCGGTCAGTAGGTCGTACATGATCCAAGCGGGGTTACTTGTGATCGCCATCTTAAATGTGCCGTTCCATATTCCGGTATAAACTGCCGGCGTCCATACGCCAGCGGCCGACATATTTGGCGGCGTATAGTTGCTTGGAACTTTGATGTATAGCCCATTCACCATATAGCTGCGAACGGGGATTGAGCTAAATTCCTGAGAGTTCAGCGTCATGCCGATCAGCGCAGAGTTCGGATACGAAAGCTGCGAATTTACAATTTCAACATAGTCGGAGAAGTGAATGTCGTTTGATAGGTTCGATAGAAGACTGTTAGGCGTAATTCTGGTCATCGCTATGTTCCAGAATGTTGCCGCAGCACCGCCTGCGCCAGTCTTCGGCAAGGCGTACTGGTATGCCGCTTGGTATGTCGAACTAACTTTTCCTGAAATCGTTAATACGTCAGACAGCGGGGCGTATGCCCCTCCATTCACCGACACCTCAAACTTAAACTGAACAGTTGTGCCGCTCACGTTTCCGTTTGTCGTGTCCTGAAACATCAACGATGGCGTTGAAACTATAAGCCTTACCGCATCTACGTTTGGATTGGTTATCGACACAACGACCGGAGCTTGGCCCTGAGTCACCTTCGTTCCAAGAACGTGCGGCGTCTCTACGTCAGAAAATCCGGTAACTGGTAACTGTGCCTGTTGACCATCACGGAAGTCATAAGCAAAACCAGTCGGCGTCGATAGAGCTACTCCAGTGGTCGGGTCGATTGTTTGTATTGAAAAGTTCCAGCTTCCGTCTGAGTTTTGAACTGGCGTGTTGTTGAAGAAAATTGACTGAGCGCCAGCAACCAGACCCCCAATCTGCCCTTCGCCTATCAAATCCAGAACAGAAATCATCGCATGTGAACGAAGGTTGTCTGCCGCAACTACCGCGCCACCTCCGCTACCGCCCGCCTTACCAGCGCCGCCAGAGCCGGCGATAGTCAACAGCTCTTCATCCGTAACTCCAAGATCAATATCGCTGCTCATACTATGCCCCTGGACGAATTAGTGACGCTGCTACAATTCCAATCGCCAGCGCTGTTGATCCGCTACCGCTTGATGTCTGTTGAATTACTTGAGCGACCGTCAACGCGGCAGATATACAATTTGAACCAACGAGCGTTCTGCCGTAGATCAGTTGAACTGGAGCGCCCTGACCTACCGTGTTCACAGGCCCATTAAAGTAGTGTGATGTCGCGGTAGGATTACTTGCTACGGGAGACAGAGAGTTCGCAACGCCCGCCATCAGCAGAGATGCCCCCATCATGCCGACCGACAGCGCCGTACTCGCACTCATAGACATTCCTGCGATTCCTGGCCCTAGTGGGCCAAGCAAGCACGCCGAAGCTATCAAAGCGATTCCCAAAATCGACTTACTAGCACCTCCAGAGCCCGCGATAATCGGCACGAAGCGAATCTGCTTAACTCGCATATTCATCTTAAAGTCTGCCTCTGTAATTTCCTCATCGGAGTCGTCGGCTCTGGTGCAGATTACGGTATAGTTTGGATACTCTCCCAAATTATCTCTAATCCAATGAAACAAATGCGGCTTGTTTGCGTTGATCAGATTAAGGGCGTCACTTGGCGTCTGAACACTAAGCTCCCATTCGCGCCCAAACTCCTTACCCATTGGCCCTTCCAAAATAACTTTCGTAAGCATTACTTGCCCTTAAGCCGTAAATGATGCGTTGTGTGCTTCAGGTACATTCCGCCGTATATCTCTTCGCGAGATAGTCTTTGTGCCGAGTGGTGAAGCATCATTCCGTTGCCGAGATATATTGCCAAATGATTCGATTCGTGACTGCCGATTTGCATTATAAATAAGTCACCTTTGACTGGCTCACTTCCGCAAACTGATTCAAATCCCTCTTTCTCATATCTGCTCGCGAAAAATGTGTACCCCGGCGTGCCATCAGCTTCGGTTCTTGGGTAGTCGCTTATTTCTACGCCGTATTCGCGCTTGTAAAAATCGCGCACAAGAGAAAAGCAATCGAATACCCCAGATACATAAGGTCGCTCCAAATATGGCATTTCAAAGTCATTTGGAGTGAGTTTTTCAAGATCGCTGAATACAAACGCGCCATCGCGTTTGTACACACTTACGATGTACCAAGGCATTCCGCTATTGCTGCATCCGACAATATCTGCCTGCGATGGTGTTGAGGGCTCTTCAACATGGGTATGCCAAACACCAATAACCTCACCAACATCACATGCAACCACATAGTCGTTAATGTCGATAATGAAATTGTTTCTCTTGTCTTCAGCGGTGTTTTTGCACGCTATTGCGACACTTTTTTTCTTGCCAAACTTAACAACCAGACCACAAGCTTCGTTGGGGTACTGGACCTCACCTTCGGTGCGAATTGACTCAAGCAAATTATTGCCCATATCTAAGCGCTCCTGGAAAACCGCCATACGGCAATGGGCCTGTCGGGTGTCTGATTTTGCACGAACTCAGCCGCTTCGAGCAGAAGTCGTTCACCTGAGTTGTCGGCGTATCGTTGGTGGTAAAGTACGATACCCCCGCATACCCACACTCCGCGCTCCTGTACGTCCAAGTACAGCAGTTTTGCACAACCTGACGAAATGGAAGTCTTACGCCCTGCACGTCTAACGAAGAGGACAATTCCCACTCGATTATGTATTTGTTTTCCGACATCTTCATGTCGATAATCCAAGTATCATCAGAAAAGAACTGAGTTGGGTCTGCCGCTGGATTTACTCCACCTGGGAAATTTGCAGCGTCAAGGTATCTTGCAAATGTGCGTTTTCTTGTCACCTTGCACCCGATAAGATCGGCGTTTGCAGCAACTAATGACGAGAACATGCCGTTCACATTCGCCACACGCACTCGCGGTCTTGGCAAAGTTCCCTTTGTAGACATGTCGAAACCGCTCGCCTCGATAGGCAGAGCGGAATACGTCGCGCCCTGCCATATTACTGGCTGAGTAAGCCCATTGGTTCCCGCGTGAAAATACGATATTACTCCGCCAGGAATGTTCGTCATGTCAAGAACGAAAAGCTCCATGATCGCAGATGGAGACATTGATTGAATTTCAGAAATGATAACCATTAGAACTCAAACACCTGATCGAAAACGCAATTCAACTCAAACACCCCAAACATCGTCTGCGCCATGTCCCACTCTCTGCAAACGTAAACGGCTGTAACGTTGTATGTGTCCGTCCAAGTAAATGCGGTGGTTGCCGCCTGCGTCTCAAGAAACGCAAATATCAATGACGCCTCTGCATAGTTTCTCGTAAAGCGCAGCATCCACTTTGCCGGCGATGTGTTTATACCAATCGGAACACGAACCTCATACCCGTCGCCAAACTTGGTCGGCTTTACGCTTGGTTTTGAGATTCGTCTCGCGCCCAAGTCTGGGTTCCATGTAAATATAGGTTTAGCCATGTCTAATAATACCTCACCTGTGACTTACTTGTAAAGAAGTCCGCCTGGCCTTAATTGGCTTACCATCTCTTGACGAACAAGCGCCGATATGTTCGCTGCAAGATTGTTCATCTTTGTCGCCGTGTTTCCGGCTGGTTGCGACGATGTTGCTGTCGCGTCGCCGCCCGCCGCTTGGTTTACAATGATAGATATGTTTATCGCCTGTCCGCCCTGCTTTGACGAGCTTGTTGCTGACGCCGCCCCCTTCATCGTTACGGGTATGCTGCGCCCGTCGGGAAGGGGAACATAAGCTTCTGGGCCAGCTTCGCCGAACATAGCCAGTTGTGGAGAGTTAGCTATGCCTCCGGTAGCGTACTTCTTCAACTCGACTTGCCCAAAGTTAGTCATGATGCCGCCATTTGCGAATGGTATTGTTGAAATTAACCCATCAATACCCATCGGCCCCATAATGCTGCCGCCTGCCGACGCCGCGCCTGCCGACGCCGCGCCCGTTCCGCCACCCATAAGACCGCCAAGTAGACCGCCACCTCCACCGCCACCTCCACCGCCAGATGCGGCTATAGATGCCGCTGCGCTTGTCGCTGCTGCCGCAAGATTTGTCAGAGAAAGAGTCGCTGCCTGCTCCGCAGACATTCTTGTAGTCATACCTGCGACTTCAGAAGCGCCCTTTACCGCAACATCAACCGCAGACTTCGCCATGCCGTCCGTTGCCGTCTTCGCTCCGAAGATTGAAGACAAGAATCCGCCAACTGTTGTCTTTGCCTTGTCCAGTGCTTGAGCAAGCATACCTGCGGGGGCTGTCGCCGCATTTGCAATCGTCGCTGCCGGACTAACACCCTGAACCGTCACAAGTGGATTTTGCGCTGTGCCGTCTGGCTTCGATGGCCCCTTGTTTCCAGAAAGCAAAGCTCCAAGACCAGATGTTTGATCAAGGCCAAATATCTTGGAAACGCCTCCACCAATCATATTTGCCGCTCCGCCAACTAGGTCACCAGTTGCGCGGTGCAACAGCATGTTGCTGGTGTCCGTAGCCATGCCTGCGAGCGTACCGCGAGCCATAGTGCCCATCTGCCTTCCGGTCATTCTTGTTCCGTTTGCGTTTCTGCCCTGAACCATGCGCTCAAGGTCGGTCATCATCGCGCTTCCCCACTTAGCCTTTAGACCGTTAATTTCATCCATCGAGTTTTTCCAAGTTACAACCTGATGGTCGAGCGCGGTCTTTTGCATTTGCGCTTTTTGCTTCTCTGCATTCTCTTCGTATTTTTTAAGATTATCCTTAAGCATGGTTGTGTCTGCGCCAAGACGCTTTAGCTCTTCGATATGCTTTTTTGTAAGATCGACTGCCTCTTTTGTGTCTTCTTCAAACTTCTTTACCGCTTTAGATTCTTTGCTCAAAACGGAACTGCCATCCCACTCTTCTGGCTTTTTCTGATCTGTGAGCATTTTGCCAAGTCGAAGCTGCGCGGACGCAAGCGTTTGATTGCTTAGCGCCTCACCTTTTTCGCGCAAATAATCTGCATTCTTATCGAGGCCAGGAGCGTCCTTTTCCCTGCGGGCTAGGTCGCGCTCTAGCGCAACAAGCGCGGCGTCTCTGTGGTCTTTTCCGCCAGACGCAAGAAATGTCGATGATTCTGCTGCGGATACTTTTGACGCTGCCGAAAGCTCACCTGCCGATTTGAGACCTTTGGCAATGTCGACTGCTTGCTGTTGTTGCGCATAGGCGGCCATCGCCTTTTGAGCAACAGCACCTTCTGTTGTCCACTTCCCACCAATCTTGATTCGCTTTTGGCTGTTTAGATCAACGTCTTCTTCGCCCAAAGGATTGTTTTTGTCATACTCGCGATCGTTCTTCCAGACCTCTTTGCCGCCCTTTTTCTCGTAGTGACCTTTGCGAAGACGACGATTTCTCGGGTCGCCACCGTCGTCCATATTGCCCGCGAGCAACTGTGCCTTGAAGTTTGCTTCGGCCCTTTTCTCGTAGGTGTCTGCACCTGTCGCAAGTGATTGAAGCTTTAATTGTGAAACCTCATTTTTGCCTGTCGCAATTGAAGCAAACTTAATCAGCCCGTCCTCAAACTCGCGTGGCTTTTTCTTAAGGTCGTCGGCAATCTTAAACCCGCCAGATGTATCGACCTCTGAGTGCTTTATCTTTTCTTTTGCAGCGTCTATTTTATCTTTTGTGGTTTTGAACTCCGTCAATCTCTTTTCTTCCTTCTTGCCCTCAGAAGATTCCTTGTAGCCCTTTTTGTTCTTAAGCTTTTCCTGATGCGCTGTCTGATCAATTTTGAACTGAACTGACTCTTTTTTGCTTACCTCGTCAATTCGCTTATTTTCTTTGGCAAGCTCCTCGTTATTCTTTTGCATCAAAGCGTTTTTCCGCTCCTGCATCTCTAGAGAGCGCTCCTGCAATGCAAGCGTTGCCGTCTCTGTCTTCAGAATTCTGTCAGCTTCGTCAATCTTCTTTTGACCCTCAACTTTAAAGTTAAGCAAGCCACCTTCCAAAACGCCCTTACCCGCCCTCTCTACTTCCTTAGAGCCTTTCTCTCTTAACTCCTTCGCTTCTGCAATTCTCTTCTCGGTTTCGGTCTTGTCTTTAACCGTACTCATTCCTGCCGCTGCGCGTTCTGCGCGACCAACCGCATCCTCCGCCTTTTGAGCAGCTTCTTCCGCAGCATTGCCCCAGTTAGACCACGCGAGCAAACCAATGCCGAGAGCGGTGGTTATAAGCCCGATTGGGCCGCCTAACAGCATCATTGCTCGACTAAGCACGCCTGTCGCTACCGTCATTCCCCCTTGGGCCACCGCCGCTGCTGTTGTTGTTGCCGCAACCGTAGCGGTTCCTCCAGCAGCGATCGTTGCGGCAGAAGCCTGAGCCCTCAGCCCCATCGCTGCGGAAAGACTTGTGCGAGTCATCGCGGTTTCACCTACGGCCGCCGTGGTTGCCGATGTGGCAACTGCGGTATTTGCGACCGCAAGGCTGCGCAATATCTGAGGAAGAGTTACCGCAATGCCAAAGAATCCACGCAGCGTAAGAGTAACTGCCGTAATCGCCCCCGCCATCATTGTCGCTTGGGCGGCTACCGGATGTCCTTCAAACATCGACCCAAGCGCGTCGCCAACCTTAGACACCACCTCAAAGAACTTTGTCAGAAGCGGAAGAATGCTTGCGCCAAGACTTGTTTTCAAGTTTGTCATTGATGCGTTGAACGAGTCTACGCTACCTGAGTAGCTCTTCATTACATCCTTGTCCATTCCATCGGCGGTCTTACTGCTCAGAATCTTGCTTGCTTGAGCGTCTGCGCGAGCCATCTTGTCCGAGTCGCCCGCTGTCGTAAGCATACTTTGCGCGGTAACAGACCATCCGGTAATCGTAGAGAATTTACGCATCGCGTTACGGCGAAGCTCTTCGTCACTCGTGTCGGCGGACTTACTTCCAAAGTATTTCTCGATGTTCTCAGGGCGAGACATGTACTTGTACGCCGCGTTCGCAACCTGCTTCATCGCCTCAACTGGGTCAGCATTTGACAATTGGGCAACCTTTAGACCGCCCATAGCGAGTGCCTTACGGCCCTCCTTGCCCGTCTTGCCGCCGGCGTTAGTTGGGTCAATCAAACCCGCGCCAGCGAATTCATCTTGCGCCTCAGCGGTCATACGACCGCCGTTCATCATCTTCTGAAACATCTTCACCGCAGTGCCTACGGTAGAAACCCCAGACGCAGCACCTCCGCCGCCATGTCCTGAAACTTTCGCTTCGTCCATGAACGCAACCATTTTGGCGATGCCCTTATCACTCATGGTATTCGCGCCAAGGTTGTCACGACGCAAGAAGGTTTCCAAGTCAGCAATGTCAATCTTGCGACCAGTGCCCATTACAATCTTTTGAACCAAGTCGATTGTGTTTTTTGCCGCCGATGAGTCTTTTGTCTGACCGCGAGCTTCGATAACGCCCGAAATGTTTCGGATCATGTTCTCAAAGCCCTCTGGAGACTTATCGCCTGTCACGGTCTGAATGTTATGAGCCGCCTTTGCTGCTTGAGGCAGCAATTCATTGATCGTAGCTTGACTGACGTTAGGCATACCGCCCATCATCGCCAGACGACCCTTAACCATATCCAGTGCGCTTACGAACTTCAGAACCTTAGAATCGTCCCAGGCTTTCTGCGTGACGTAATCAATCTGATCTTTTGGCAGATTGAGCCCCTTCAGAACCAATTCCTCACGCTGGAACTTGTCGGCCGAATCAACAGACGCGCCCATTCCGTGAGTGATCTTTGACGCAGCCCACAACTGAGCCATGCCCTTGAGCATATCTGAGGTTTGCTTGATCTGAGCGCGTTCCGATTCCGCTGCCGCACGAGCGATTGCTGCTTGTTCTTTTGCCTGCTCTGCTTTTGCGCGAGTCTCCTGACGGTACAGCATCACCTTTTCATTATGAAGCTGCTGTGCTTTTAGCTTATCTTCGCGATATGCCGCCGTAGCCGCTGTCGCGGTCGCCCTCTCGTCTGCACGCCTCTGCTTCTCTGCCGCCGCGTTTGCTACTGCCGTTTGTTTTGCTATCTCACGCTTTGCCAATGACTCAGCGCGGGCCTCATCTATGCGGGCCTTCGCCTCTTCTCTTTCCTGTGCCGACGTTTCTCGATTCATTTGAGCGAAATACTCTTTCGCCTCTTTTAGAATTATCTCTTGCTCTTTTGCGGCCTTTCGCGCCGATCTGACCTTTTCCGCATCAGCTTCGCGACTCGCCCTTAACTCTTCACGCTTTTGGCGAACAGCCTCTTCTGAGCGCTTCTTTTCCTGCTCCGCGAGCGCTTTGTCTAGCGCGGCGTCTTCTGCTTCAGCCCGACGCTCTCTCATCATCGCTTCGTTTGCGACATTGCTTCTCTCTGCGGTTATGCGCATTTCCTCCTTCGCTAGTTCGATGCTCTTTGAAATTTCTGAATTCTTCCACTTTATTTCACGAACTAGCGACTCTATATGCGTCGCCTGCGCTTTTACCGCCTCTGCCTCTGCTGCGTATGCTGCTGCCTCTGCACGCGCCGGTGCTCCCTTTGCCGCGTTTTTCCCAAAGAACCTGTTAGCGTCCTGTGATGCGAAGTTGCTTGATGTTGCCAGCTTCGACTCAACGGCGACAAGTTCTTTAACTAAAGCCCTTCGCTCCGCTATAATTTTTGAGTTTGTTTTTCGCTCCGCCTCTAGCGTGACTAGGCGATCTTTGACAGAAGACTCCGAACCTCTCTTCGCAGAATTCGACGCGGCGTCTGTAGAGTGAGCCAATTCCAGGTATCCTCTGGACGCCTTTTTTATCTCAGAGTCGAGCGCCGACATTGCGTTGCGATACGTGTCGGACTCTTTCGCCGCGCCTGACAGGCTTTGCTTTAGCGGGCTAAGACTTGAATTAAGTTCGTCAGAGGCTTTTTTTACACCTCTAGTGCCGGCAGACACCTCGTCAAACTTTTCTGCGGCAGACGTAAGCTTCTCCGCGAAACTATTGATGGTTTGTTCAAGCGACTTGAACTGCTGCGCTGCTCCGGTAACGCTTTTACCGAAGCCTTCAATGTTCTTCTCAAAGTTATTCGCTACCTTTGAGGCGTTCTGCAAATCTTTGCCAAGATCAGAAAGCCCGACGACCGCCTTCTCCAGCGCCGGTGAAAATTTACTCACATCTAGCGTGAGCGTGGTGCTGATATTTCCTGAGGTGGTCGTCATGCTCTTTCCTTAGTTGTTGCTACACTGTCATTGCCTTTAGCTCTGCGATACCAGCACTATCCTTTTCCGCCATCGCCTCACGCAGAGGGTCGTCCATCAATGTCACCACCGTTCCGACCTCAAGAACCAATTTCTCATGGTGACCCACCGCCATTTCCCCACTCTGGCTACACATCGTCACTTCCAAAGCTCTCATGTCATGCTGTGCGTTTATTCTGTCAATTTGAGCATTCATGAACCAGAACATCTTAATTGGCAACGCAAGCATCTCTTCGTAACTGAGTCCGTAAAAACGCATATTTCGACAAAACAGAAACCCAAAATCGAGCTCCTGTATGTCAGGGGTCTTTAGTTTCCCGCTTCGTCCTTTGTGGTCTCAATACCATCAACATCGTCGCCGCGCACGAACGCTACAATTGCTTGCAGTGTTTCCAGCGACAGTCCGCCAAGGCCAGCGCGAGTCGCGGTAGGAATGCTGCGTAAAATCATTTCTGTCGTAGCTTCAACCTGAACGGCAAGCGAGGTCTCGTTAGCGATGCGCTCCGCTGCGCGTGTTGTTTCGATAAAGTTATCTACCGTCATTTCCTGAACAACATGCTCAACGCCAGCCAATATCAGCTTGCGCACTTCTTTTTTGCCAACCTTGTCTAAGTTTAATACTTTCATTTGAAACTCCTGTAGTTAAAATATAAACCCCGCCGAGGCGGGGTCTAATGTTGCAAAACATAAATCACCGCTGACTTAGTATATTACAAAGCGCCGATATTGCCAATAGCAAACAGACGACTTGTCGTTGGGTCTGGGAAACCTGCAAACTCAACGTTGAATACGCGCTCATCTTCCAGTTTGTATGCGTATGTAAGTGCGCCAGATGTTGCTGCCAAGAACACTATAAAGTCTTCGCTGAAGTCGGTGGCTGCGTTTGCGATCGGATGCAGAACCAGACGTTGAGCGATGTTCAGCAAACTTACACCAATGGCGGTAGGAACAATCACATTACTCACAACCGCATCAGTACCGCCTGCCAGTGTTGCGCCCAAAGTGAACGTTGCACCTACGCCTGTCTTGGTTACGGCAATCAAATTGCCGGCAACGCCAGTGTTGTCGGATGTCAATGTGAAGGTTGTAGCGGTTGCCGTTGCTGTTATCGCCAGCCCTGCGTAGTTTGAAACCTCTGTCGCCAAGTTTGCCAACGACGCTGCAAGCGTCAAGCCAATAGCGATGTCGAGCGGTGTTACTGCCACGACTTTCCATGTAAACACCACCCCACCAATTATCAGCGTGTCATTTGCCGCAAACTGACCAGTGATCGCGCCGGACGTGATGGATGCCTTCACGGCGTCGGTTGTTAAAACTGCACCTGGCATAACTTGAACCAAGTTTTCCAAAGTTGTTTCAGCCATAGGCACTTTTACATGCACTTCGCGACCCATGATGTATTCGTTGATTGGGGTCTTGCCGAACTGATCGACATTTACCTTATGTGTGTCTGTTTTTACGGAAACCTCAACGCCGCCCTTGGTGTAGCCAAGATCGTAACCGCCGAAGGATACCTTACAAACGCCAAGCTTGACGTTCTTAGTATTTGAAGCCATTGTAATACTCCTTTGCAAAGGGTTATATAAGTCATTACTTACTTATCAAGCGTACCACAAAATAGGCTATCTGTCCAGAGCGCGTAGCGCTGCGGCAATAATCTTGCCAAGTCTTGCCGGCATTGTTTCTTCAACCTTTTGTCTTGCTCGATCTATGAATCTGCCACCTGCCTCTACGCCGTAATCGTTGCCTCTACTGACCGACTCTTTAGATGGCATAAAACTCTTTCCTCCAGACATCGGCGCACCTTGCGTACTTCCCCAACCCATATACTCATGAACCTGTCTCGAATAGTCGCCGACGGTTGTGTCTGATGTTTTCTTGTCCTTTGACACCGGATGACTGTCGTTTACATAAATTTCGTAACTGAGGCGCATCGCTACGGGTCCTATTCTTGCAAACTGACCCTTTTCATTTCTCGCCTTTAGTAAAATCGCATCCTGAAGATCACCATACTCATACGGAGCCATGTGTTTTGCGGTCTCCTGAGTCTCAAGCGCTATCTCAAGAAACTCTTGATTGCAACGGTCAGGAAGTTGCGCCGCCCTCACAAGTCTCGCAACCGCCCCTTCTAGCCCCTCGTGCTCGAATGTCATTAGATTACGAACGCCACGTCGAAATCAACAGCAAATTCGAGTAGGTTGCCTTTCGATATGGGGAACACAACTGGCAGCGTTCTTGGGCGAATGTACTTAAAGAGCATTTCACCTATTTGTGTTTCGTGCAGCGTTAATACGTCAACCGCCGTCTTCGCTCTACTCTCGCCGTCTTGGTAACTGTTGGCGCGAACGACAAGTTGAAAGCTGGTTTTGTAGAATCCGGGCAACTCGTGATCAATTTTCGTTCCGGCCAGTGGGCTGCGAAGCATAATGCCACTCACACAGTCGATTGGTATTTGGTTGACGAAAATCGTTTTCGCTCGCGTCCCTAGCCCCGCCGTTTCAATGTAGTCCGCAACTGGTAGAAGGTTCATTATGCGCCCGTCCAGTATGTGCATTTAACTTCGTAATGATCTATGTCGCCAAGCAAATCAACTCGCGGGTGCATCGACATGATGCGGAACTGATGCCCCATCAGCTCAACGTTGTCGTCAATGTTAGCCACGGTATTCTTCGCCAAGAGCAGAACTGCATCAGCCTCCATTTCACGAGCATTGCCTCGCGTTGCCGAAGTATCTGCGCGAACGGCAGACTTCTCATTTGACATCACCATCTTCACGACCGCGCAGCGCTCTGTGTGCTTTAGTCCAGGCGTAGGCATACCGTAAATGTCTGTAGTTCCCGACGCTGCGTGTATAACGCAGTTTTTATTAGCTCTGAACATACCCATCAATCCTTGCTGTTGAATTTACATGAAACGCACTTGCTCTCACCTCATCAAATGTCGGGTATCCATCAATTCGACCTCTCGTGGAAAATACAACGTCGTCTTCATTATCTCTTTTCGTCTCTCTCCAGCGATGCGCAAGCGTGTATCCTGAATCTGCAAGATTGACAACGCGCTGATCAAGCCATGCCTGATACGCAAAATCTCGCACCGTCGTTAGCACCAGACTTTCAGCATCCCATCTTCTGTTTGACGTGTCGTACAGCTTAAACTCGATCTTCCCAAGCTTTTTCTGAAGCAGTAGCCCAACTGCCCCATGAGCGCCAATCATCGCTCTCTTATGGTCCGCTATGCCAACTCTCGCCATTTTCTCCATCTGACTTACGTTTTCTGTCGTCGCCCTCTCCAATTGCGCAATCATCCCGTCCGCCGAAGTTGTGAGTCCGTTTACCGCGACGTACTCCCACAAATTTGATCTAGCAGACTCAAGGAATGTGTTCGCCATTTCTCTAGACCTGATTAATATGCTTTTTACAGATGCCGGCGACACCGCAACCCCAGTTACGGTGCTTTCGTGATAAATGCCCGCAAGCGCAGCCAGAAACATTTTGTAACTCGCAAACACTCGTAAAGCAAGTTCGTCGTATGGCATTATTTAACCTCTACCAATGCGCTTAGAAAACGTCACAAAAGCACTCAGGTAACGCAGCGCTCTCTTCGAGACTGGAAGATCAAGAGGCTTACCCGTCCTGAACATTTGCTTAACTTCGCCGATGGATTCGAGTAATAGCCCTTCACGGCGACGAAGCTCTACCGGATCACCGCCTAATATTGAGTCTGCTTCCGCAACCTGCGCCAAACGCAGCGCCGTCTTGAAGCGCTCAGGCAGACGGCCGTATTGTAGTGGTGTCAAAAGCCCCAAGTTTCCGTTGAACACGAACATATTGTTGGCGCCGGCCGATGCGTACTGAGTCTGGTACGCCCCTTCCGGAACATAGTTCATGTTGTCCTGGCCCCAATTGGTATTTGAGTTCAGAAGCCAGAAATTAAGCTGACAAATATGATTACGTGCCGTGATCATTGCTGCAATTTTGTCCTGATCACTTGCTGCATTCCAGCCTGTCAGGTTTGAAATGTCCATCGCCGTCAGTTCTGCTTTCGTTAAAGGCTGAAACGAATTAATGCCTACTCGCAGTGGGTCTTGGTGCTCAAGGCCGTATGTGACATTTATAACAATCGTATTTCCGGATGCGAGCGTACAACTAAGCTCCGCCACACGCGCCTCACGTGTGTTAAATGTGTCGATCTGTTTTGAGGTTATCGCGGAGTCTGCTGGCACTTCGGCGATTATGTTTTTTACCGCCGGAACAAGTATTGCCGCATAGGCGTCTCCAGGCGCATAAGTGTCGAGCGCTATAGATGCGACTTTCTCTACCCCGTCCTGATCAACCACCCGATAGGAGATTAAGTCAACGGTGAGCGCATTCCCGTTTCTGTCAACAAGAGGCACTGACAGGTTTACGTCTGTTCCCGCTAGGTAGAGTTCCATAATTATTCAGCTCTTGCGGAGATTCCTGCCTTAACAATCAACTCGATCAGCCCGCCAATCGAGTTGCTTTTTAGCCCGAATGGTTCCGCAATCGTGCGCAGACCAGCAATACCCTCCTCGTCTGCAATTGTGCCAAGTTGCTCTTCGGTGTATGTGGGAAGTTTTGTGGCATAGGCCTTTGCAACCTCTTCCTCTTCCTGCGCTTTCGCTTTTTGCTCGCTCTCAACCGGAGCTTGCATGTGTAAATTGTCCATATATACCTGCCCCACGTTAGCGGCGGTTCCATCTTCCCACTCGCAATTCATTACCGCAGCCATGCGAGCCCCCACATTTGGCAGAACATCGGCAGTTGACAAGCCATCAACAAAGTCAGTAATACCCATTTGTCCTGTATATTTTTCGTAATGCAGTGCTGTAAGTCGTAATTTCATTTCATGCTCCCGAATGTGAAAGGGCGAGCCGTTAAACTCGCCCTTTCATTCTAAGTCAGTTGTGACTTAATCACAAGGACTTAGATGTTAGTGAGACCTTTAATTTGAGCGATCGAACGAGTCGATTTAAGAGCCATGCCGGTGTACCACTTCAGGCGGATACGTGTTGCATCTTTGTTTTGAACAGTGCCGATGTTTTCAACTACGATACCAGCGTTGTCACCGCCATATAAACCATGCAAGCCATCCAACTCGTTCAGACGCAGAGCGTATATGGAGCAAGTGGCGGCGTTTGTTCCGGCAACTTCATTACCTGCCAAGAACTCATTCATGATGACTGGGATACCGTTATGGGTCAGCATTGGGCGACCGAAGTTTTCCAATTGCTGCATAACTGCATCAGTGCCGTATGTTGCACGCAACAGTGAGCGGAATGCACGCATTGTACCCCGGCGCATAACGATAGCATCCGCACCGTTTGGAACCATGTCGCACAGTTGATCCATCATGCTCAGCGTCAGAGCTCCGCCGTTTGCGCCTGCGGTGTCAACTTGTTGACCGCCAGCAGTTGCAGCGTAAGTCTGTGCGTTTGCAGCCAGCGTTGGCAGACCGTCAAAACCGTTACCGCCAGCAGCTACACCAGTTGCCAGTTGTTGATGGAATTTCAAAGCCAAACCCTTTGCCTTTTTAGCAATTTGGATTGCCATTTGGTCATTGGTGTCGCTTTGAGTTGCTTGCAAGAACTTGTCCACATCAACGTCGCCAGCGAGAATTTTCAAAGTAGTGACAACTTCGTTAAATGTGGAAGCGCTTTCGTTAATTGGGTCATTCGGATTCAAAAAGTCCGCGCTCGCCAGTGTGTTTTCTTGGTTGTAGACGTAAGCCTTGCCGTTCACGCCAACGAAAGGCAGAACAGAAAACAAATCGTCACGATAGATGATTTCCTCGATAACGCCGGAAACCAGTTGGTTGTTACTCAAGTGTGCAGCTTGTGCAGACAATAATGGCATTTCAGTTCCTTTAAGAGAAGTTAAACCGCTTTGTTCGGCTGTCTAAGTCTCTCTAGTCACCGATGACTTGCGCATCCTACCACAAGTGGCAGAAATTATCAAGTCACGGGTGACTTACTTAATTGAGACTACTTACTGCCGTTTGTTGCAACCTTCAAACTCGCAAGCCCTTGAGCGATTTTGCCGATACTTGTGGTATCTGCCATTTGCTTAGAGGCGTTCGCGGAACTACCTGAAGGCTTCTTGGTGTCTGAGCCTGCCCCTGGTTTAATCTTACTTTTCAGCATGTGATCTTTTTCAGGGTCAGCCTCAACAATTTTGCGCATTGCGTCTTCAAACGCAACTGAGTTGCCGTACTGGTCAACGATTGCTGTGCGGTTAGCTGCGCCACGCGGCTTGTCGTAACCAACTACTTCGCCATCAACCAAATCAAAGTGATCGCCGTAAATTACGCGAGCCTTGCCTGGGGTTAGCGTCAGCTCTTCTGAAATGAACTGTGACTGCCCAAACTTGCTACCGATAGACAGTTCGTTAATTGTGTTGTTGGCTTGACCGAGCGTAGATTGCAGCGCTTCGAGTTGCTGTTTAACGCTTCCCATTTCGCGAGTGTGTTCTTCAGACATGCGCGTCTTCAAGCGGTCCCAGTCACCTTTGGCCTCTAATGCTTTGCTTTCGGCAGACTTTTGGTCTTCCAGCAGCTTGCGAATTGCGTCTGGGTCAATGCCCTCAAACTGTTTCAGCTTTGCTTCGAGAGACGCTTTCTCTTCGCCGGCCTTGCGCAGTTCCTCTTTGCGCTTCATGTTTTCCTTCAACAGACGTGCCTCTTCGTCAGTTGGGCCTTTCTTACCGCCTTTGTCGCCGTCACCAGCGTCACCCGCTGCGCCCTGACCGGCATCACCTGTGCCTTGGCCGCCGTCACCAGCACCACCCGCTGCACCGCCAGTACCGTCGCCGGCCTGATCCATGTATCCACTTTGAGCCAACAATTTTCTTAACAGGTAGTTCATTTTATTGCCTTTCCGACCATTCTCTTGGTCATGGTTAAATATGCCAATCAGTCACTTGATTGACGGTTATTACTTCGTTTTGTCCGTCACCTGCCCCTGCCTGCTTTCGCTTGCTGGCTTTGCCTGTGCCGTCTTCTTTGCTGCACCGCCCTTGATAGAGATTGAGTCAGACTCCTTCCCGTTCGTTGCGGCCATTTGAGTTGCCAACTCGATTGGGTCAGCAGGCCAATCCTTAATGCCGTCCTCGATATTCTTACGGAGCTCTTTGGTCAGTTGAGGGAATAGCTTGTCAACCAGCATTTTCATTTGCTCTTGACGAATCTCATCAGGTGCGTCCACCAACATCAGTTTCGATGCAATGTCGAACTCGTCATACAGTCCACGTGTGTCGAAGTTGTCGGGGTATGTAACGAGCCGATCGCTCTCGTCCAACGACTGACCATTCCACAACGCTACAAGCTCAATGATTCGGTTTTCAATTACCTCAAGACTGTCTGCCTTGGCCGCCAACAGAGCATTCACTCGCTCAAAGTCATAAGCCTTAGCAACGCCGCTTGAGTTGTCTATTCCAACCGCATTATCTTGCTTTGTGCGCTCACCAGCCAAACCAACCGTGTGGTAAATCTCCGCAATAATCTTGTTGACCACTTCGAGAATCAAAGTCGCCTGACGAGGGTCTGGGGATAGAAAGAATGGCTGTGAGCCACCTTCGCCGTCGTATAGGAACACTCGCTTAGTTCCCATTTCTACAAGCTTGGTGTAATTGTCCTCCCCTGGTAGCACGTTTTGCGCCGGCATAGCCAATTGAGAATATGTTTGATCCTGAATTATTGCATCTAGGTTCGAGAGGTAGTTGGCAATGGCGCGATCAAGATACGCAATATCGTCAATCATCGCCTGAGCTTCATATTCCTCGTCGGAAATAATATGGTCCGCTATAATCACAGGAACCGCGCCGAGCTCATGTTCAGCCTCACCCTCAAGAATAACGGTAACTTTGCGCCCTTGTTTCTCTTCGCGGTAAAGCTTCCAGTCAGTCTTTGTCCACAACCGATAGCGGTAATCCTCATCGCCTGATGAAGTGAATGGGTCAGCGTCGTCTCGAACGCATTCTCTAATTAGAACCCATTGCAGTTCTCCGTTATCGTCATAACTGTAGTCTAGCAAGTGCTCAGGCGTAACAATGTAAGCGTAAGCTCTTGCGCCGATACGCTTCTCGTCCGCCTTTGAAATAACTTTATCTGTCAATGCGGTCATATCCACCACTACCGCCACACGACCGTAGATTGATGTCTTCTTACTAATTTGTCGAGCCAAGTCATTCACTGACAAGCCGTTCTTGGTAGACTTTTTCCAGAAAGCCTTGACGTGATCTGGTGCGTCATCGCTGCGCGTGATGTTTTGCTTGAACAGATACTTGTTGATTAAGTCCACAACCTCTCGTGTGTGGTTGAATCGGTAGCAGCGCTCAATTCGATCGCCATGCTCCTGATTGCCTTCCTTGATGTAGCGAAAGATGTTGCTCTTAAACCACTCGCGCCCACCTTCATAAGTGTCCTCAAGAAATTCCCAATGATTCTCGTTTTCTTCGTACTCAGGGTGACGACGAGCAATCAGGGTCTTTAGCCTCTTCTGCTCATCTGTAATGACCCCAGTTGACGTGGAGTCGATTCCCTTTGGGTCGATGTTGGCAGAAGTGCCTTGTTTTGGAGTTTTCGTTTTCATAATTGGCGAGTATAAGTCAGTCGTGACTTATATGCAAGCTACAAGGAAATACCACCCACGTCGATCTTTCTGACTGGGTATTCAAGTTCTATACAGTAGCCTCCGGCATCTGCCGAATGCTCGACGCCCGCCGCTTTGTCAACATCGCGAGTTCCCGGCTTGTAAATCGTCTGCTCAAATGCGTTGATTAGGTGCTTGCATTTCGCGTCTATGCGCAATCTAACAGAGCCATTCGCTGCGCGTAGCATTCGGTTCACGCTGTTAACGCGATCAGCGATAAAGGGGTGCTTTTTGCGATACTTAATGCGCTTCAATCCACTCTCGCGAAGAATGTCCAAGTCAGTCTCGCCACGGGCGTGTTGACGCTGACCGCCTGCGGGGTCGGGGTACATGACGATCTGTTTCTGGTGACGCCAGTACCGTTTGTCAATCTCGGCACATACCTCTTCGGTATTTGAGCCAAACAAAACTATCTCATCCACCGCCCACAGTTCGCCATTTGCCTGCGGCTGAAAGATAACCGTGCTCATCGGGTCGATGTTGAAGTCCATGCCGATCCAGATTGGTAGAGCGGGATTGAACGCATATTTACCCACATGCTCTTTGCGGTCGAACGGGTAATACACTCGCCCGCTCATTGTCTCGAAGGATGCTTCAAACTCTTGCTTGAAGCTCTTCTCGTCCATATCTTGACGAGCCGCTTCAATTTCTGATGCCGGAATATAGGGAGACGTAATGGTTGGGAACTGCCAACTTTCCCACTGAAGCGCTTTGATCTTCTTTTTATTCTGCCCCTGCTTGTATAGCGTATAGAGGTAGTTGTACGCCTTTGGCGTACCAATGAAGATTGCGTGTCCGCCGGTGTCCGCAAGCGTTGGGCGCAATACTTGCGTCCAAGTCTCCTCGCTCATATCCTGAAACTCGTCGAGAACCAGAAAGTGAATACCCACACCGCGCAGAGAGTCGGCCTTATCAGCGCCCTTTAACTCGATCCGCGTATTGTTGATCAGAGTGACTGACAGCGTTGTCTCGTTTATCTTTTTGATCCACGCTTTCGGAATCGCGTCCATGAGGTCAAGCCACATAATCTGCTTCGCCATGCGGTAGGTTGGCGCAACATACCAAATCTTTCTCTTTGGAATTTGCGCCATCTTAATAATCAGAACTCGCGAAAGTGCGGTCTTGCCCCACCGTCGGCCGGCAACAACAACGCGAAAACGAGCCTTCGACTGAAAGACTCGCATTTGCGCGGGGTGAAGATTTAAGTGCGCCGACTGTGCCATTACTCGTCCACAACGCCGTCATCTTCCACTTCATCTTCCGCATCATCTTCGCCAACATCATTGTCTCCGTCAGAGGATGGCAGTTCGTCAAATGCGGTATGGTCACGAGAGCGAAGCTGCTCCACTTGATCCGCAGTCAGTTCTGACACGATCAAGTCTGGCAAGCCTTCGTCTTCCGAAACGTCTTCTTTATCAAGACCGAGCAGCGACCACTTCTCCTCGCGAACCTTCTTGATGTTGTTAATTGCTGTCTCAAGCGCTTTGAGGTTTGGAAGCGATGCTGCAAATGGCACACCGCTTGTTTTAGCGTTGACAATCTCTTGCCAAGTGAGCTTGCCCAGACCGGACACCATTTTGTAGTGCTCTTCTTTTGTTTCGCGTATTCGCGCTACGAGAATGGCTGTATCTTCGACGTGCGCTTTCGCAATCTCTTCTGCAACCTTCTTACGGGTTTCGCTCGCCTTGCTGCCGCGCTTTACTTCATACTCAAACATGTGGCGCTGAATTGTTCGCGTTGATATGCCGTACTTTTCAGCAAGCGTTTCCAAAGTCATATCTCCGGACGCCCAAATAGCCTCGCACTCAGCCCAACGCTTCTTGTTCATGACGCGCTTGATCTTTGCCTTTACCGCCGCTTTTGCAATTTCTTTTTCTTCAGTCATTCAAGTCTCACAAAAAAAAAGGGCGCAGGAGGTTGCGCCCAGTTGGTAGTAGAAACCCTACGCCGCGCACCATACCACTTGTTCCGTAAAATATCAAGTCAGTCGTGACTTAATTGTATTCCGTTTACTTTGGAAGCCTACTTATCTTTCCCAAGTAGCCTCTGCCGGCTATAAAGTTATTTGTTATTTGTTATTTGTTATTTGTTGTTAAAAATATGTATGTAATACTTATAGCCCGAGCATGGCGGCCCCAAGTCATTCCCAAGTCATTTCAAACTATCTAAAAAATCTTCTTCCTCAACAGTAGAAACAACCCCGCGCATTGTCCCCTTTCTGGGAGACAGCGGCCCCGCGTAGTGCTTTCCCATGTGTGTTGGAATAATTGTTACGCGCATTCTTCCGCGTCGCCTCTCTTTTGATCCACGCTCCACAAGCCCCTTCTCAACCAACGCACGGATTGAAAACTGAATGGATTGCTTTGACGGGTTGTACCCGCACCTTTCGATTACTTGATCCAGGTCGGCGTGAGTTCCGTCTGAGTTTCCCATGGCAATTACTTGAATTAGGGCAATTTGTTTTTGTGTCAGTAGCATTTCTATCTCTCAGTTCAGTTTTGAAAGGTCTAACGGCGTGTCCGTTGCTTGATTGTCGAAAGCCAAAAGAGGTATTCGAGCAGGTAGCTTCACTGGACTGTCCGCGATCATGTCGTAGTCGGGATTCTCGTATACGCCATACAGGGGGCTTGCGAATACCAATTGCTGCAAACTCTTCAACAGCTTTTCTGTTGTCAGCCCGTCCACGCGATCAGTCCCATTTGCTCGATTGTTTCCCGTCTTCTCCATCGCGGAGAATGAAAAGTACGTTTTGCGCATTTCGTCCACGCACTTCACTCTCATCGCTGCCGGCATCGCGTTGATTTCGTTCATTACCCCAACAAAGTCTGTCGGCAACGACTCAAACCAGCGACGAAACCAAGCGAGACCTCGTTCATAGTTCGATGCACGACGCGGCTTAGTGAATCGTATGCCTGCCTTTGCTGCGAATGGGTTGTACTTTGACATCGAGGACTGAAACTCTATAAAGCGCTTTCCTGTCATTCTCATCATCAAGTTTTGCATTCGATACGCAATGCCTGATCCTCGATACATCGTGTCAAGAACCAAGCGGCTATTAAGTGTCATTCGGCTATTGATCCACAGCGCTCGCTTTCGGTTTGTCATTTTTGTATCTTTGCCGTTCACGTTTGGGCGTAGATATTTTTCAAAAAGCTCATTGCGCCCACTCAGCAATAGACGAGTCACAGTCATTACCCCAACCCCAATCAGTTGGTCTCCCAACATACAGCGGTAAATGTTGGGGCCAATACCTAAGCTGTCGGCCTTATAGTGAAGCTCATGCAGTGTGTTCCAGTCCTCGATCGTGCCGCGCTCGATATAAATATCCTTAAGCAGAGACATGCGGTGGTTCTTTGGAG